TTACTTTTTAATTGCGGGTCTTCTTGCAGGTGATTTCCGCACTACAGTCTTTTTAACAGCGGTCTTTTTTACAACCGTTCTTTTGGCGGCTGGCTTTTTTGCAGCAGGTTTCTTAACTGCTGATGCAACCATGAGGTCTTTTTCTGCCAGTAAGATTTGCTTGTCCAACAGTTTTTTTCTTTCTTTAAGTTTTTTCAATCGATCCTGTGCTTTCTCTTTTGTCATTCAATTACTCCATAAATTAAGATGTAATTAAATTATCGGCAGAATTAAGCAGATTTTAACTTCTTTAATTCGTCTTCTACTTTGTTATACTGTGGTCTTAACTCTTCTTCAATCAGGGAATCCCATTTATTAAATTCTTCATCATCCCTTTCTGTAGTGCGTCCTGCTTTTTCTGCCCTCATAGAACGGATAAGTCTTCGTTCTGCATCATCAATTTCTGATTGTATCTTTGCAAGTTCAGCTTCTTTTTCAGCACGTTCTTTCTTTTTTTCGTCAACAACCCATTTGTTTTTTTTGCGATCAAAGTTCTGAAAAGGTTCGTTCTCCAGAGGAGCTTCTTTGGTATAATCTTCTCCTGCTTCAACATCTAGATCTTGAATTAATTTAGTCTCACCAATTTTATCTTTGTGATACCATTTTCCTCGGTTGTCTTTTCGTTTTCCCTGCTTGATTAATTCGTGTTCTGGAATAAGCCGATAATCTTTGTCCAGCCATTCTAAATCTAAGCCGTGATAGCCTCCCCAATCATCAGGAGCTTCAGACCAGCCTTCCCCTGGATGTGTCGCCATATCTTTGATCCGATCTACCTTGTTATTTTTTTGTGTAAAAAAAATCATATTGCCCTCCGCATAATTTATATTAACATAGGTGCTTGCTAAATGCAATAGTTAGGCGTAAACATTTCAACATTTGAAAATGGCGGTGTTGAGTGGGATTCTCAAAGACCAATTACAGGCAATGCTAACGTACCATGGGTTTTTTATAACGCATCTGCCGATGGTGTTTTTGAATTTCAAAATTATGTTTTAGATAGGGCATGGTCGCATTATGCTGGTTATTGGACGCATCGTACACTTCATCTTAATTCATCCCGGAGTACAGTCATAAGCAAACAAAACAATCCCGAAAATATGTCGGTTAATTACTGGATTCGCACCGTTTAAAATATCAGAACCTATGAAAATGGCGGCGTGCAGAAATTTGGATACATTGCTGAAGATGCTATAGTAGAAAGCTGGAAAGACCCAAGTGGAAACAGATGGTATAAAAAGTACGCATCAGGGTTGGTTGAACAAGGGGGAGTAGTAGGTTCTGGAGGTACAACAATTAATTTGATGATACCGTATTTAAACACTAATTATTCAGTACAGCTAACGGGACGGTTTAGTTTATCAGGACAAGGTAATGTATCTATTTATGTTAATTCTAAGACTGCTTCATCCTTTTCTACCGATGGTTTTCGCTACGAAAGTTTTTCTTGGGAGGCGAAAGGTTACGCCTCTGTAAATAATAATAGTACCCTCGAAGAGCTATCTTCACAATATTGGATTCGTGCTGCATAGAACGGAACATTTGAAAATGGCGTTGGGTGGGACGTACAGAGACCTATTACGGGTGATGTAACTACTACATATTCAATGATTAGAGGCTATGTACAAAACAAATCATTAAGAGGTACAGATGCAGATAGAACACCAATGACAACCCCTGGTTTTAGTATGACAGTGGGGACAGGTTCTATTACCTTAAATTCAGCGTGGGAAATTCCTACAGGAAAACAAAATTCGCCTGAAACGTGGAGTGAGAATTACTGGATACGAATCCAATAATTTGCGGATATTGTCTCTGTACTGTTTTGCGTTCCAACAGGAACGGTTCTTGAAGCATCGAAACCTAAATCAAAGGATGTATTATTATTCATAGAAGCCCCCACCCCTGCGTGGGTGTATGTAAATGGACCTAGAAGATCTTCATCTGCATGTAATCCAGCAATAGCTCCAAAGTTATTAGGTGTAGAATTGGTTACAGAGCCTTTTATATTCCTTATAGTGTCCCAAGCAACGCCATTTTCATACGTTGGTCTATATCCGCCAGCAAACGACATAAACGTTCCGCCGATTGTAAGCAACCCTACGACCCTGTAACCTGCATATGCACCGTCTACAATTTCGTCCCCGATCTCAAAATCGGATGTATCCCACTCTTGCAGGTGTCGTCTTGCGATCCTGATAACGCCTAGATCGTAACCGCCTTGTCCTGGACGAATCCAGTCAACAGGGTTAAGGTCGCTCGGTGCATTAGTTATCTGCTTGTTTGCTCTTATTATTTGTGTGTGACTGCCTGACAAGTGGTAGATGACATACTCATTCAATGCATAGTTTCCACCTTCTTCATAAGTTTCCAGATCTCCATCGGGGTAATTATCTTCTACCAATTCATACTCAATAACCCTGTGATTCCATAACTCCCATCCTCCGGGCAAACCTTTCTCTGTTGGTGTGGGTTGACCGGGGTGCTGGATATAATCGGAGCCGATGGGATAACGGGCTTCCAAAACAGCAGATTTAATTTTATCAATAAAATGATCATATCTAACTTTGCGAGTATCTCCCGTAAATCCGCTTGGGTTCTGTGCTGCTTGCTGGAATACAGCAAAATAATTCTCTTCATCTAACGGTAAGGCTTCCTGCAATTCTGCAATGGTTACATTATTCATGTTCTCTCCCTGAATGTAATTAAGTTTGCGTCCTCATGGACGATGTAATCTCCCTCTTTTCCGGTAATCAGATTATTAATAATAGCTTCTGTCGAGTAGTTTTCCCTGAATTCAAAATCGTTAAATACATAAGGCGGATCGTGTTTATCAAAATGCACTAAAACTCTGATTGGATTTAAGTTCTCTACATAAAATGCTCTTTCTGTGGTTCTCAAAACTTCATAACTATTTACTCTTGTGTAAATTATTTTATTAATTATTATCTCTGTAATTGTACCTAGCGGATCCCTGTGTTCATTCGTCAGTCTTATTCTCCACACTGGGGAATCATAAGCAGTAAAAGGATAAATAAGCGGTCTTATTCTTGTATGTATAGCTATCATTTAAGCTCCTAACGCCTCCAATTTATTACAAGCCATTACATCAAGGTAATATTTTTCTGTCCTAATATCTCTGCGGTGTTTTATTACTTTAACCCTCAGCCTGCCCATTGAGTGACGGCGTTTCATGTATTTCTGGATCACTTTCATCTGTCGCGGTAAGTCCATGGAGAAGTCTATCCAGCCAGTGGAAAATAATTTTATATGTTCCCACTTTTTACCTTCTAATTCAATATTTCTAATAATAGGTCTAACTTCCATAAAGTTTTCTAGTATGATTTTTCCTTTTCTTACAACGTCTTCCTCATGCACCAAATAACAGTCATTCGTGTACTCTTTTTCGTATTTGTAAACATCGAGTATTGATAACCTTAAAGACTGGTCAACAACAGTTTTCCACTCACTGTCTGTATAGTCCTGTAAGTAATTAATTGTCGTATAGGTCGCATAAGCATCACCGTTAATCTCTGGAGCAAGCTGGTCTCTGTTCTGTATTTCATGCCAGTTAATGTCAAAGTCCTCATCTCTATTGGGATTATCAACCCTTGCGGAAAATAAATTCTTATTAATAAGCAATTGGAATCCCAACATTGAGCCGTTTTGAATCTTTTCTATCCAGCCGTAAATATCATCAGCTTTATCTAAACATATACCGATCTGTTTGCCGTCTTTCATTTCTTCTTCCCAGTCAGTAATGTCAAAATAAGAAGCTGTATGCGGAAGCTCTCCATAATGTACCATCATATCTTGTACGATGTCCCCGGGCGTGTTTTTATTTACAAATACGCCTGTCATCTTGACTACCTCGGCGTTTCCGTTTCTGCGTTCCAAATGTCCGGGATTGTCTTTTAATGCCTGTGACCAATAAATAGCTATTCTTCCGTCATTAGGCGGTAGATTATTTTGATTGTCCTCTGTGACTGGTATATGTAAATCATTTCCGTATACATCTTTAGTGATTATTCTTATTGCTTGGGGGTTAGTGCTTTGGTAGTCATCATTTCCTTTAATACCAAGACCGGGGTAGATTTCTGTCCATACGTCAGATTTTTTCACCCATACTTCCTCGATACTGGTAATGGTTCTTGCAAATTTAAATTCAAACCAATTATTAAATGTATCAATTGATGGCATATCTGGGATTAAGTAAACCTGATTCCTGTTTATACAAGTACCAGTAACTCCTCGGCAATAGCCGTATGCATCCTGTATTATTTTGTCTACTAAATTATTATCAATATGCGGATATTTTTCTAATGTATATAATTCATTTGGTGCTTTAAATGTAAGGCGTGATCTTTTATCCTTAACGTTAAACTCTGCATTTGTTAAACCTAAAACATAGCTTTCAATAAAAAAAGATTTTACTATTTCCAGTTCTCCATCGGTAAAATTAAACAGATTCATGTCATTCCCGAAAAGCTCCACAAGGTCATCCAGCATTCCAGACGAATTGTCGATTTGAATACTGCCTGAATTAAATCTCATTCTCTGGTAAGTAAAATTATCTGATTGTTCTTCGATGTCAGGAATTGATTGTAATAAAGGATAAGTCTTTAACTCTCCTAACATTACAGACTGCCCATATGAAAATCCCATTAATAAGCCTGTCTTAAAAGAAAGAAACCTAAACGGCGGATTACTATGTTCAAAATGCACCCAAAGAACAGCCGGATCTTGAGGATCTAACATCCATGATTGGTGAGTTACTCTCAATAATTCATAAGTCGGTACTCTTAAATATTCAATAAAATCAATGACAACATTTTCTATTCCTACAGCATAACGGTTGTACTCATTATCATTCGCAACCATGAAAGGTAATGATTGGACATAAGGATTCACCCATAATCTTGCTCTCCAGATTGGAGAATCTAAAGCGGTGAAAGTTACTTTAATGTCTTGTACATTTGATAGCTGTACTATTGGATTTCCACTCATATTATTTCAAGCTCGGTTCTATAAATGTTTTCCCATAATTTAAATAACTTAGAATATCCTGATGATGTATCCATAACGCCAGTACCGCCTAATCCTCCGACACTATCACTGATAAAATAACCACCTTGACCACCAGCACTTTCGGTTCCTGCTTCTCCGGCAACACCTTGACCCATACCTGCTCCACCGGCACCACCGCCAGCAAGACTTCCACCCTTTCCCGGCTGTCCGTCAACTTGATTCATTCCTTCGCTTGTTCCGTCACCGCCTTGACCATAACCTGCAGCTCCACCGCCGCCACCGCCACCATTGCGTGCTGAACCATCTGTACCTGCTCCGCCTCCTCCGGCACCGCCACGGGCTGTTTTAGAATAATTCCCTTCAATTTTAATTTCTGAATTGCCTCCGGGACCACCACCTCCGGGACCTGATTGTGACCAGCCACCACCACTATTACCACCACCCGGGAGACCATTATTACCATCACCACCAGTCAATAGTTCAATTTGTGTTTTTTGCTCTACAGTAAAGCTATCAGCTAATATTTCGCCTTCTGCTCCTAAGCCCGGGGTTCCTTGAGTTGCATTGCCGGAATATCCTCCCCTGCCTCCTAGACCTGCCTGCAATTCCCACCTATAGGCTCCGGGGTTTACGATGTAATTATTAAAATTATTTATTCCACCTTCACCTATTAATTCACCACCTGTTGTCGGTAAAACGGTAAAGTTATTTTTAAACATAGATTCATAATCTTCAAGGATAACTTTCGACCACCAGCCATCCTCTCTTAAATAGAGCTTTGATATGGCTCTGTCAGTACCATCAAACCATCCGCATTTAGCAGTGTCGTATTTAGGTAAAGTATTTCTGTACTCAAACTTTAAGCTGTTAGGCTGTACTGCGGCATAAATAAATATCCACTGTTCGTAAGCTACGTTATGGGGATCAAGAATCTCCATGTCTTCAGGCAGAGAATAAAACGTGCCATTTACTTCAAGTCTGCTTCCTCTTGCAATTAACGGTTCTTCAGAGGTGTTTAATTCTCTAAGCATTAATTTAATATATCCGCCGTTCTGGAAAGTAGTACGGTATAAAAAATCCTGCCAGTCTTTATCGTTAGGGCTATAGTCTCTTGGCTCTAAAACTTGTGTCATTTAGCCTCCTGCCAGCTACAAGAAAAGTTCCAGTAAAAGTCATTTTCATTTCTTTTTTCTTTTGGGCTGTATTCTGCGACCGTTGCAAAAAACGGCTCGTATTCATCATGTACTTCTGGATAAGGATCTATCACATGAGGGATAACAGTCTGTACTCCATTAATGTAATTGTCATAGAGCTTTTTGGTTTTATTGTCGATTCTGACATTGCTTATTCCAAAGGCTCTAAGAGGTACTTTCGGGATTCCCGTTACCTGTCCCGAAAAGGTTCTGCTTGATTCGTTTCTTAATTGTAAGCTGTCACTTGGAGAAACTATAAATCGTGGTAATTCCCATGTCTCACCAATGAAAATATATCCTATGCTTATATTCTCATTTCCTTGTAACTGCAAAGAAAAATGATTTATCTCTTTTGTTATTAGCTTTTTAAAAGCGTCAACATTTTGGATTATCGTTAAGAAACTATTAATATTAAATCTCTGCTCAAATAAAAGCTCTGCGTCATGGTAATATCTCACTGTTCCAAATCTAGCATTGGTATTACCTATAATAAAAGCATTTACTGGAATTATGCTCGTCCATAAGCCGGACAATTCTATTTCGGCAGAGTTAAAATCTACTTGGAAATCAATATATCTATTATAGAGATCATTCAAACTAGAATGAGTTGCTCTTTGGAGGCTCATTAAATTGGCAGCGTCTATAGCATTTACAGGGTATACATTCATCTGACTATGCTCCCTTGTTTAATGAGTTCTTGTCTGTCATTTATGTTTTTGACAACCACTGTTGTAATTACTTTGCCGTCAAGGGTTATTGGGATATTTAGATTAATCGTTTCCGTTCTCCCACCACCGCCAGCATTGATCATGTCAAACATATTTTGCTGCTGTTGTTTGTTAAGCACCATCTCCCCTGAGTTTACTCTTGCTAGTACGTTATCTCCGGAATAGTTATTCCCTGCGACAATTCCACCACTTCTAAAGGCTTGAAGCTTGGGCTGATTGGCTGCTACTATTGCTATCTGTGCTGCTCCTAATGCCTTTGCCAATGCAACTCCAAATAAACCAGTGGTCGCCATAACATTTAATACTGCCATTGCAGCTTGAGCTACTGCGTTTGTTAATTGCATTCGCCATTGTGCCATAGCCACTTGATGTTCAAGCTGTAGTTTCCTGTTTTGATACTCTTTCTCTGCCGCTTCAGTTTGTTCTCTGAATTCTTCTTCAATCTTAAACTTTTCATGATCACTATGAGCTTTAAATATTCTTTGTTGATCTCCAGATTCTATAGCCAGTTCTAGCTCTCTTTGGTGCTGCTCTTCTGTTGCCGCTTCTACAAAACCCATTGCATAAAGTCGGGCTTGCTTCTCTGCCTCGATTAGCTCAAGTTTCTTTCTGTGTGCTTCCTGTTCGATTCGGAGCTGTTCTTCTACCTGTCGCCTGATACCATCAGTATAGCCTTCCATGATGGTGGACATTAATTCTATTAATTGGGGACCATGTTCTTTGGCAGATTCAAACCATTTTTTAATAGGATCTTGCCTATTTAGATCCATAAGAAGCCGAAGCTGTTCTTCCATTTCTTCTCTGACTTCAGTCGAAGCATTAATGTAAATATCAGAATTTCTTAATTGGTTTAATGCTCTTTGTCTTTCCAATTCAATTAGGGCTTCAGTATCCCTTGCCTGTGTTGCTTGAGCAACTCTTATTCTATGTGAATAATCCTCAAACCACCTTACCTCTGCGGCAGCTTGGTTTTCATCTGCTATTTCTGCAAGCCTTTCTGAAACTCTATCGTAAATATCTACAATTCGATTCCATTCTTCGGCATTTTCAGACCACATAACCCCATTTTGCTGGGCGAAATTATCAAGGGCATCCATTGCCTGTTTATCTATCTGTAAAAGCCTTTGGAGATAGCGTTCATGGGCGGCAATTCTTTCTTCCTCATTACCTGCATTGGCTGTTTCTCTTTCAAAGTCATCCTGTATAGCTCGTCTTGCTAAACGCAAAGATTCCTGAATACCATCAATGAATTCATTTATGTCTTCTCTGGTAAAGGTTGTTGTAGTTTCCATTTGAGAAAGCAAATTATTATATTCATTTGCAAGCCCATTAAAATTTGACTGGAGGGTAGTTATCCAATTGTCTATTTCTAGAGTAGCTGGCGTTTCTACCTCACCCATTGCTTCTCTAGCAGCAATGGCAGCAGTCAAAAGCTGGTTATATGCCTGTCCCTGAGCTTGTATTGCCGATAGTCTTTGTTGAACAGATTGTTCTTCTGTAATCCAGAGTTCGCCTCTAAGTCTAGCTTCCTCGCCTAATGCTCTTAAGGTTTCTGCATCGGAATTTGTTCTAATTGTATTGATTTCAGCAAGACGTGCTTCTAAATCGTCCAATTGTGATAGTCGTGCTTCTTCGATAGAAATTTCATTTGATCTATTTTCTGTATGGGCTAAATAATTTCTTTCTGTTTCCAATACTGCGTTAAGCGTATCTCTTCTTGCTTCAAGAATTGTATTTAATTCTCTATATTCTTCTATTGCCCTAATCATATTTCTGCGTTGATAATTACCCATAGATTCTTCGATTTCTGCCATTTCTCTCATACCATCTATATCTATAGATAAAGCTTCGCTTGCTGTAAGTCTATATAAATCATACATCCTAAAAGCATAGCGTTCAGCATCAGCAATTGCTGTATTTAATTCATTTCTTCTTCTATCAACAAACGCTGCATTCCTTTCATTTACAACTGCCATTGCTGCCATTTCAGCATCAAGCTGGGATCGTATTACATCACTTCCGGCAACTTCTCCACCTGACCTCATTATCTCATTGATACGTTCCAGCTCTTCTCTTGTTCTGGCATATCTTTCTGCCAATCTTTGAATCTGTGCAATATGATCAGAATAATCTGCATTCTCAGCTCTTCTGGTTGCATTTCTAAGCTCAATGGCTTCTGCTCTTGCTTCTGTCCATTCTGCCCTGATCTTAAACCACCATTGCGAAATAGCATTGGTTGCTTCTCCCTGTGCAACCCGTAAACGTTCAGTTGCAATTTCTAGTCTGGATTGTTCACTAACATTATCTATTGTTTCTGCCAATCCGCCATAGGTTTCTTCAAGAGCTGCTATTATTACTCTCTGTGCTTCAGCTCTTTGCCCAGTAGCTTCTAAACTTTTGATTAGGTTTTGCTGTGCGGTGCTTAAAAATACTCCAGCTCGTCTTAAACGAGTTATTCCCTGTTCAGGATCACTTAACGCCATTCCCAAAGTCTGTGCAGCATTGGAGGCATCAGTACCCATAGCTGCAGCTAAATCAAGAGCTACCTGCGAAGACCTTTCAAAAATTTCTCCTGTGATCTCACCAAACCTTAACAAGACAGACTGTAAAGCCATAACATCATTTAACGCTGTTCCTGTGGCATTTGACAATTCTTTGGCTTGTTCTTGTAGTCTTCTTGTATTTGTCCATGCTGTTGCACCTGTAGAATTAACAAGAGCGTTTAATTTTGCTAATTCCTCTTGTTGCTTAACATAAGCCTGTGATGTGTCTTTAATCCAGTCTATAACAGCAGTTGCAAGTTTTTTAACTGATGCAATAATAGCAGTTATTAATCCAATAATCGGAAGTGCAATAATGGCTTTTTGCATTCCCTGCATCATAGAAGCCATTTTATTTATTCCGGTCTTGCTCATTTCTTCAAGGGATTTATTCACACCCTTGCCCATGCTTGAGATAGATTTTTCTGTTTCTTTAGTGGATTTGTCTACATTTTTTCCCATGTTATGGAAAAGGTTATGCACCTTACCAATATCGTTTTGGAGCTGGTCGAGCTTAACTCTAATTTCTGCATATACTGTTCCCGCATTCTCGCCAGCCATAGCTCTCCTATTAGTTCACGATAAATGAACCTATTCTATTTGTTTCCGGATTTGTATCACCATAAAAATTTAAATAATTAAAAAATATTAATTTTTCTCTTGTTGCTAAAATTAATGAATAAGATGATCTTTCAGTTAAAACTCTATCCGGTTCGACTCCAAGAAATTTATGGAATTCCACAGGTAATCTATCTTTACTTTGCAATGTAAATATTGCCTCATCACCGATTCTATATAATATTTGTTCATCACTAATATTACTAATATCTGCCAATACATGATAATGTGTAGTATAATCATCATCATTACCAACACCAATATTCCCTATCTGATATGAACTAATACTAATAGCACTTACGACTATTGCCCTATCAGAATTATTTACAAAATAATCAACACCATCTACAGTTTCAAAATAAAAATCACCTTTCTCTGCCTGACAGCCAATGAGTAACACTAAAACTAACAAACCTAAAATCTTTTTCATAACTACCTCCAATAATACTTACATATTATCAGGTTTTACTTTCCCCTCCTACCCAGTTTCCAAGTGTACTTTCCTTCAGTCACTGCCTGTTTATCCTTCAAATACTCGTCAAATACCATCAGAGCATAAGCATCAATCTCATGCTTGTTAAAATCCGTGTAAACTCCACTTATATAATCAGTCGGTGCTTTGTTATTAGCCTTAGCCATGGCTGCGGCACTCAAAAACCTGTCTTTAGTGATCCGCTTAATATCAGATACATCATTTCCCATAGCCCACTTAGTAATAAAAGCCATGGTATCATCCGGCAGGATGTATCCAAGCTGTAATTCAAGAACCTGTCTTTGGGATTCAATGGCAGACCTTTCATCTTCTGTCATCCCGGACTTGTTTTCCTCATAAGTTTTATTTATAGCTTCCAGTTCTGCTTTTTTATGGGATAAAACAAAGTCATTCTCTCCTACCAGTTTAGCAATCTCGTCAAAAGTGGGAATATTAAAAACCAGCTTACAAAGTGCCTCTTGGTAATTCCTGATTAGGATCAGCTCGTCATAATCAAATTTCTTTTCTTCTTCCCCTACGATATTGGATACATCTCCGCATTGCTCAAGCTGGGTTGCATTGGGGCATCTTAATTGGCAAAATACCCCTGTCCCTGCAAACGGTACGGCAACCCATTGATACAATCCACCGCGGATCTTTTCTATCGGGTTATAACCGACAAGATTCGCCTCTGCATTAAAGGCAGTAATCCCCTGTAAGTGTTTTACAAGGGCTTGATCTATCATTAATGAGAGGCGTTTCTTAATCACAGACTAATCTCTTTAACCCTTAGAGCGTCAAACTGTGCAGCAGTAAGAGGTGTCTCCTGCCATGCTGGCCAAGGCTTACCATTCTCATCTGTGTATCCTGTGGCGGTCATACTAAATGCATAATTTGCCCAAGACTTAGTCTCGATAGGTACATCATCCTCTTTACCTGACATAGTCCTTAAAAGTAAATGTTCGTATGCTGCCATGTCGGACGGCTTGCTTGTTCCTGATCCATAAAGTGGTGAATAAACGTCAGCAAAGAAATTAGGTGATTCTGTTTGACTTGGTAATGGCGGATTATACGCACCTGTTTCTCTGTTTAGATCACCGCCCTGAATCATCTCAACTAAGAAGTAGTCTTTGTACTTAACAGCGACAACAGGAGAAATACCTTGTAACATTGCCCCGATGATCATTCTGGTGACAGAACCTTTTGCACCTTCTTTGTCAATTTCCTCTTTGTCTTTTATGTCTTTTGGTAGACCGATAGAAATAACATCATCCTCAAAAAATGAGATAATCTCAAGGCCGTTACCGCCAAACTTGACACAATTTCCAAAGTCTAAAGCAGCAGCAAGTCGACCTAAGACTTGTATCTTGTTTCCGGCAATGGCAGCATTTTCTCCTTGAGTAGCGGCTGTAATTTCTGCTTCAAAATCTGAATTAATATTAGGTGCAATGCTTGATAAACTGACACTTGTCCCAACAGTCGGAAGCCCTGCAATCTCTCCAATAGTTGTAGCGGTAAATACCATTGAATAGTCTTCCCCGTCATTTACTGTTTCTAGTGACAGAACAGAAGCAAGGTAAGTCCTACCGCTTAAAGTGAGTAAATACTCCCCTGCGTTTATACTTACAGGATCAGTACCCATATTGGTAAAGTCAATTGTTAAAGTTGCTGCTTTACCGCCTGTATTCCGCCCTATAAGTCTTGATGTCTTAGCGTCTTGACTAAACTCGATGTCGGGGAAATTGGCAGTATTTAATGCTGCTATAGCCTCTGCAACCGTTACCCTTGATAAATTAAGTGCATTGCTAAAGTTCACCTGTTTAGTAACAGGCGGCAAGTAATCTATTTTAATCGTCAAAGGTGCCGAGCCATTCTCAAGAACCTCTGTTAGATTAACCGTATTCGCAAAGCCTAAAAATCTTTGCGGCGTAGGAATAGTGTTGTCGGGGTTCAACCTTTGAAAGCGACATCCCTCTGTTGCGAACCTTGCCAACCTATTTAAAGAATTTAAATCAACACCCATTTTATTCTCCTTAATGTGTTCCCATCATTGGAACAATATACAAACGTTCCATGAAAAATGTTTTATCGGTCATTTCAGATGTGACATCGGAATAACCATTCTTATAAAGTTTTATCCCTGCAAGTAACTGGTCAAGCTCAATTAAAGTGTACTTTTCAAGCTCATCAAACTTTCCTTGCATGTGATAAACTATAATCCTAAACTGCCTTGTGTTAGGCATAGTTCCTGTTTCTGGTTTAACAACAACATACGGCGGTGCTGGCGATCCATTAGTATCACTGTAAAGCAACACTGTTTTAATACTGCCTTTTTTCAAAGCCTTTATGATGTCATTTACCATATATCTTTTTGACCTTCTGCAAAAACTCAGGAGCAAGCCCCCTGACAATAGGTTCAAGAATTGCAAACCTTCTGCCTCTGCCAAGTTCAAGATAAGCACCGTATGACATTGTGTGATACAGATTAAAGTAAACCGCTGTATCATTTACGCCATAATCTGCATAAACAGTTCTTGCCGCCCTGAAAGACCTGTTAATCCAAGGTACTCCCATTCTTACAACGGGAGCCCCTCCTTGATTGGCGGCAACAAAGGCTTTTGCTGCACTTTTCATTGCTGCTGTGTCTGCTTTTGCTGTACCATCAGGCTCATGCAATGCGGAAAACTGATGTGCTTGGAATTGCCTTAAAGCTTTTACACTGGTTTCATGCGCTGCTTTTTCTGCTTCAAACTTTTTAAAGTCAAAACAGTCAGCAATTCCTTTAAGCAAAACAGACATTCCGCTTACAGCCATTACTTTACCTCCGGCTGTTCTTCAAGGTACTGCATGATATTAATAATCTGTGCCATGATAGACATTGCCTCTCTCTTGCTCATTTCCATGGGCTTGCCATTGATATAAACAACAAAGGGGATACCTTCTATTTTTGGCTTTTCCTCTTGTGGAGGCGTCTCACCGGGTCTCGGCGGCAGAAGATCTTCTTTCACAGTTATGCCTCTACTGGACCAACAGCTTCGGATAGAATATGTCCTTCAAAACCGTTACGACTAACACACAATACGATATATTGATCAAAGTCATCATCAATTAGGATATATTCTGCTTCTGTGGCGTCAATAATTGCCTTAGAAACACCATCTTTTGTTTCTGCTCTGCCCCATTGATAAGAAACTTCACCATCACCTTCAAGCTCTGAAATGTCAGCAGCAAGGATTTCTCCAACCTTCAATTCACCTACAATTTTAACAGTTCCCTTTAGTTCTGGATCTGAATCAACAGGTAAAGATTCACCGACACGCATAACAGGAGCTTGTTTACAAACCGGCTCACCATTCACGTCAAACCAATCAAGAGCATCAAGCCTCCAATGGTTGCCATGTGAATCTGTTACTATATCATCCCTTTCAAGAGGGGTATCAGGCAGACAGAAAATATATCTGGTTGTATCTAAGGTAGATCCTATAGGTGCTTCTGTACTGCTGATAGGATTAAACCTTTCTTTTAATAAAAGTACACGCTCTTTAACAACGGTACTTCCGGGATGTGTAACAGGCACGCCGCGGCTGTTAATCTCTGTAACAGACTTCCGCCATTCTATCTCCACACCATATTTTTCAATGAATCCTGTGACCATTGCTTTAACTGAATTAGGGGTCATGCTCTTAGCACCTCCGTACTATTGATTCCGCTTCCGTGCGGTTTTTCTGTTTCGTAAAGTCCTGCAAGGATTAAGTTTAGCAAGGGGTAAATAGTCTCCCCCTCTGCTAAAGTCTGCTTTGCTTCAAAGTATTCTGTTTCCAGTACCGCAAGACGCTCCCTCTTAACCTGTGCCTCTTTTATAACTTCAAAAAGTGTACTGCCGTCCAATAAGATCGCTACTGTTTCGGCAGTCGCCTTGTGAACGGCTTTAGGTACACCATCAATCGTTATATTAGTGTCAGGATAGACAGCTCCTGTCCTTGGCCAGCTTAATCCTTGTTCATGACTGTTACATTTTCCAATCCATTTATACGATAGATCAATAAACTGTGTAGCAGAAACAAGTAAAGAATCTTGCTCATCTTGAGACTTGTTATTCCACTTTGCTTTACGCTCAGCAGAGAAATAATCCTCAAGATAATCAGAATCAATATAACTATTAGCTTCTGTCAGACCGTTTCCGGTTTCTACTACTACTGTCATTGTTTAGCCTAACAAGCACAATCCGTGTCTATAGTTGATCACGGCCTGTCCCCATGCCAAACCTATTTCTACTATATTCTGCCTGTAACCAGGATATAGAGCAACTTGGAAGGTAAGACCTGACACTGGATCGGTTATGTTCATTACATCACGGGCAGAATCTCCACCTTCAGGCATTGCAGGAGGTCTGACTATACTATAAACAAAGTCAGGCGTAAAAATTATACTTGGTAGGTAAGAAGATGTAACCGCACCTGTGGCACCGCTGGCAACACCAGTGATTATAGCAGGGCCGATTGCGATCTGTGTCTGCCCTGCAGGGTAATTATTCTTCACTACATAACGTTCAGAGCCTAAAGTAATTAATGCTCCTTTGTTCAGGGTACCAACAAGAGCGTTAATATTAATCATAACATCACCAGGGTTAGCGGCTGCACTTAAAACTACCTGAGTAGCAGTACCAGCTAAAGTATTTACTAGACCAGCACTTTCCCTAATTGCAAAACCATGGATGTCATTAAGTACACCCTGTCTGAGCATATCCTGTGTACCAGCATGTGCAACGCTATTAAGCTTGTCCATGCTTCTAAGATTTGCAGCAGCAGAAGTATTAAGGACAGCCTGACGCTGAAACTTGGGAGCTCCCTTATCGTCAAGAAACTTAACTAACTGTGCAAAGTCTGTCAGGTTAGCAACAAAGGGAGTAACTCCGGGTGTACCATAATAATTACCAGCTTCAAGAGCTCCCTGTACTGCTTCTACACACAGATCCAATTCAACTTCATTGACAAGAACTCTCATTGACTGTTCAAACTCGTGCTGCTTCATCATGCCTTTCTGCGAGCCAACACTTATCTCCTCATCTCCTGTCCATGCACTTGCTTCGACCTTTTTATTCTTGCTAATTATCATGTCGGTATATTCAAAGTTTGTACCTTGTGCGACAGGGTTAGCACCAGGAATAATATCATGAGTTTGCTTTACTGGTGTTACAGGTACTCGAACTGTTTGACCCAATGCTACAGATTCAGCTCCAAAATATCTTGTTGCTGCCGGGATAATACCTACAAGCTCACGGCTTATAGTTGCCAGGGCTGCATATAGTATAGGAATAAGCCCTGTTAAATTATTTGCTGCCATAATTTTCTCCTTAAAAATTATTAATCAGTAACTTTGCCGCCTTTTGTTAAATGCTCCATTTGAGCAGTAGGCGACATTGCTGTAAACTGCTCTCTTGTTATAGATTGTCCAGCAGTACTCGCTCCAGCTCCTGATTGCGGTCCAGGTGTCCCGCCTCCCTGATTCTGGTTTTTAATATAAGCTTTGCCTTCGTTGGAAAGCTTAAGCTCATGCAGTACCGCTTCAATAGTCTTGTTATCCTGATTGGTAAATACGGTCTTTCCGTCAATCTCATTTGCCTTGAACTGGTTACGTGTCATTGCAAGCGAAATAAAACCATCCCGTAAACCTTCAACAAATTGCACGTCTTTAAGTGCAGAATTAATAGCATCATCCCTTACTCGGGCATAATGACTATCTCGGAACTTGTCCCTCTCTGCTTCTACAACAGAAATTTCAGCAGCATGTTTAGTTTCAAGCTCTTTAGCCAGTCCCTCATAATAAGTCTTGTGTGCTTCGGGGTTAGCTTTCTTAACCTGATCCTCAAGCTCTGCCACTTTCTTGGCACTTTCTGCGGTTCCAGTTTCCAATGCAGCAATCTTTTCTTTAAGCTTTACTTCATTGGCAAGTAACTCATCCCGTTTCTGTACCAAACCTAGATTTGCAGCCTTTACGCTTTCCTCTACAAGCTTAACTGCATCATCTTCTGTCAATCCACCTTCTTCACCGAGCTTAATGCCAAGTGACGCTAATAACGCTATAATCTGTTCACGGTTCATATTTAACCCTCAAGATAAATTACCAGTATGCGGCTTAGCCTTACCCTTTGGGCAACTGGTATAGAACTTTTTAAGTGTGTTCGGCTTTGCCTATTCCTTTGGAAAGCACATAAAAGTAACTCTATGATTAATTTATTAAGTATGTTTTTTATTATTGCAATCCCGTCAGGATTGACGGGTATTAGGCGAAGGTAAGTTCTATCATTTTGCGGGGGTTATTTCTTGAGATGTAGCCTTTTTTTTCAAGTCTCTTTAGATGCTCTTGGACAGTAGTTCTTTGTATTGACAGCTCAGAAGCTATTTCTTCCTGTGTGGGTGGATAGCCGTATTTATTTTTGTAGTCTGTGATTACCTGCAGAACATTAGTCTGCTGTGTAGATAATTCCTGCAAATTCCCCTCCCATGGGTTATATTCCTCAGTAGATCCTCGGTTTCTAGTATTTTTAATAATAGGGGTAGCAGACTGATGTTGCACTTTTTCGTTGTTTTTTATTTGCATTTACATCAATATGTACTTTAGCTAGTGTCATAAACGCATGTACAACGCCATCCCAATTTTCTGTTACCCCATTAAAACTGTATTCAAAAAGTGCTTTAACACAAGCAGTAAAATCCTTTTCTGGTAATTCTTTTATAGCTTCATAAAAAAAACGATAAAAAACAATATTGTTTATTCGGTTTTCAAGTTGTTCTAAGTCTTTAATAGATTCTTCTAAGTCTTTAATAACTTCCATGGTTACTCCTATTTGCTTTCCTTAGTCGTATTGCTCGTTCATAGGCTTTTTTTTGGTTTAGTAGGTTATTTCTGGTCAACCACTATTTTCTTTCTAGATTCCTTTCGGAGCTTCATCCCTATTCCTCCTTTTTGTCCTCTAATTTTATATTCAATATCTTTTTGAATAATAGGCTTTGACAATTGAAAGATAGTATCACTTAAAGGATCTTCTAATCTTGTATCAATTCCATAAAAACAAAATTCACACATTGCAAAGACAATTGCTCCATATTGTTCCATAGATAGATTGTTTTTTTTAATTATTTCATGCCAATCTATATAAAATTTTAGTCTATCCATCATACCATCCATCCTTCTTCTCTAAGCTTTTTTATTTTTTCTTGTCTTTCTTCAAACATTTTTACTACATGGGGTGGAGCTCCTTCTCTTAATTTTATCCCTTCTACATCAATAGAAACATCATGGTCTATCCATTTTCTTAACTCTTCATCCATTGGAATCGTCATATTAGGCTCCTATATAGTTCTATAAGTTTATTATAAACTATTTTTGAAATATTTCTAGCATTTTCTCCACTGGACAAACAATCAGAAACAAGCTCAGCAATTAATGCATTATAAGAATTATCATCTCCTGCATGAATTGATATGTCACTCATTACTCTATTCCAGGAAGTTATACCATTTTCTTTTAGAGTTTTTACAACTAAATTTCTGACAATATTTTGCTTGCCGCTAAGACTTACTAATAATCTTTCAATAGCATGACCATATTCATGAGCAATTACACTTCGTATATCTGTTGATGCGAACCAACCTGGCTTTTGTGTAATATATGCCAATAAATTACTTTTATTATTAAAAATCAGCTTATTATATGCAATATAGTTAAACCTTATATTAAATCCTGCACCATCTACAATATCAAATCTATCTGTGTATGTAATGAGCCTCAAAGTATCATTTAATTTTGGAAAATCTTTAACGACATGTTCATGTAATTCCAACATATAATTAATTGTATCTCTTGAACTCTCATTAAAATCTGTGGGTAAACCAAATTTATTTAATATGTCTTTTGTAAGTTTTACCCTGTAATCATTATCTTCATTTGCAATTATTATATATTCTATAGGCTCTCCAGAAGATTGAGAAAATAAAATATCTTTTTTCCTTGCACTTAATGCCCCCAGTTCTTCAAGCGTTGCTATCCTCCCATCCTTGATAAATCGCTCAACTGGCATACCTTGTTTATAAAGCACATATTTTGAAGGCCCCAGTATGTCTATCTGCCTGCTCTCTGGCTGTCTTTCAAACCAATCCTTATAATTTACAGTGCTATAGTCATCTTTCATTCCCTTGAGTACAGGGGTAAGCACACAGCGGCAGTTTGGATGTGTTTCATCGGGTATTTTTGGTGGTCCGTCTGGTTCTCCGGGTAGAGCTGGAAAAATCTTTCCGTCTAAATTTCCGCAGACAACGCATGTCTTCCAATCCATGCAAGCTACCCACATATAGCCTTCGTAATGTTCGCGGTTTAAGTCATAAAGGCTGTCACGGAACATCTCGGCTCTATGCTGAACGAAATCTCCCATAGTGTTAAATGCACTCTTTTCTACTGACGCCATTAGCCCTTTTCCGCTACCTGCCATCTAACACCTCATTAACTATCTGCTTGGTGCTAATTCCAGTAGTGTAAGCAATTCTTAGCTGGCTGTCCCATATCCTGTAAATACGCAAAGCAAGAGCCTCTAAGTAAGTTTCTATGGTGTCAACATCGTTAAATGCTGCAAACATCACTTCTTTTACAACAGTATTCTCATTAGGTATTTTTTGCTCGTCTATTTCTCCTGATAACCAATCTGTCTCTGCTTTAAAGTGATTCATCACGTCTTTCTCTACTATGCCTAACATCTGACTGGTAAAGGAAATGCACTGCTCTTTAATCCATCTTGATACTCTGGCGTATTCTTTTTTAGTTTCAATGGCGCGTTTTTTTAATAGGTATTCGGCTATGGTTTTATTCAGCTTGCGGATGTATCTCAAGACTTTATTCCCCTGAGCAGTCTTGTATCTCTCTTGTAAATGGGCATGATGTACAAAGTCGTCAACTAAGTCTTCTGCTTGGCTCATTCTTCATCCTCTTCTAGTTCATCTTCTTCTTGAGGTTCTTCCTCATCGTTAGGAAAGTCCAGTTTCAAAGGCTCTAGTTTTGCAGTGTCTTTTTCTGTTTCCTCAAGGAATAAGTCAAAATCCCAATCTTCGGGTATGGCTTCAAGTTTTTTAAGGAATCGATATAATACTATTTTCGGGAACTCCCCTGCCTGTCTGCCCTGTAGTAACGTTGACAGAATATTTGCATCATTCTTGCTTATGTCATAGTCAGTGTTTAGCTGGTAGTCAAACTCCTCCAGATCCCCGTAACCATTCCATTCGCCAAAACACCTTACAGCCTTAGTGATCTGCTCGGAAGTATTTCGGGTGAAAGCTGCCAATACTCCGTTCTCTCCAGCTCGGTGTATTCCGGCAACTGCGGCACTTTCAACACCTTTCTTTTCCGCAGTGATTATATGTGCCCCTAAAATTGCCATTTGGCTTTCTGTCAGGTTAATTCCATCTCTTAAAGCACTCATTCCGGCACCTGCGAATTCAAGAAAGCCGACATTAATTGCGGCTCCTGATGTATTGTTAAACGTCAAAAACTTAGTCCCACCAATATAAATAGGCTTGGTTTTATTGTTCTCGTCAACTGGAAGATCAACATTGGTTGCGTAAGGTGTAGGAATAGATGTGTACTGCTTGCCGTTCTGGTAGTCAGCAGATTCTTGGTAATGCCCGATGTTCATAAACGATAGATCTAAAAGCATTGACTTTTCTGGTAACTTGCCCGGCACAGTGAAAAAAGGTATATAGTTTAGCCTTTTTCCATTCATCATGGGTTCGATTACATCTGACTGGTAATCTAAGCTTATCTTTTCATCGTAAACTTCTTGAATGTAGTTTCCATAACTGCCGTCTTGGTTCTTTTCCAGCCTAAGCACTCGATAACGTGTAAAGTCTTTTTCAGTGAACATATCATCTGATAATGGCTCGGCATAAGGTTCTTTTAATACAACAAGCACTAAGCGTTCTCTGCCATTTACTAAACCATAACGCCAATTTATAACATACTCTGCAGGGTACCACTTCATAAAAGCCCCATACCCCATAGCCTCAGCCTCTGCAAGTGATATTCTTTCAGCGTCCTTCGAGTAGTCTACAAGAATCCCTCCCCAGTTAGTCTGCATGGCATCCCAGATAACATCAGAAGAAAACTGATCAAGAGATGTCCCTTCAAGGTCTACGTCTTTAAGGCTTTCAGAGAATTCATCAGGCACACCACCAGCAATTTGCGGCGGTTTACTAAACACAGCTCCATGTAACCCGTCAGCAACTCTGGCTGTGGCACCGAAAAAGTGTACTTTCTTTCTGTAGCGTGCGTATTCGTCATTGGTCATACCACTAAGTTTAGGAAGGTATAACTCACCTTTTTTCTTTATGGTGCGTTCTCCTGCAAGACAGTCCCTGACTTGTTCCCAGTCATCTTTACTATCAGAATATAGTTTGCTTTGATTATCTACTGGCATTTATCCCCTCTCCTACACTTTTTGAAAGATTAATAAAGTCCTGAATAAATATTGTATTTTTAACAATATGTTCTAAAAGTGCTTGCTGGCAATTTGGACATAAAGCCCAATCGTGAGTGACAAGCCATTGTAATTCCTCTGAGCTTTGCATTAGGCTCTCTATATCATCGTATGCAGGATTTACCATACGATATTGATTTTCTCTGCTTTCGCATCTATCACATTCTAAATAATACTTAGTTTGCGTTACAGTTATTATCACTTTTCATCCCCTCCAATCCTCTTGCTTTCTTAACAATTTCTACTTTATCTTTCATGCGTATTGCTTTAGGTGGAAACAAAACACCCCAGCAAAATTTTAACCGCATTTTCAACGGTGCTTTCATTATTTCCTGTATCTGAGCCTGAGCTAAATTAAAAGCATTAGCCTTTGCGGTTTTTTCTGCTGCTCTGCGGTAACGCTTAAATTGTTTCTGTGCCATATTTATAAAGCTCCTACTTTGCTAAATACTTTCATCATCTTAGGAAATTGCTTTGAAATCCAATCAACAATTAGTTCATCATTTTTATACTTCTCCAGCCCTGATTCATCTAGAAAGGCATGAACAATTTCGTGCCGCTTTACTTTATTTATATATCCGCTAATGTCTGATACGCTCATTGGACAGTTAGCATTATAATCATTATTGATTCTGATAATCTTTCCATACCCGTCGCAATATCCATCACACTCAGACAGTTTCAAATCTTCCTTGGCTGCAATCTCTTGATAATCATAATCCTGTCCTAATATATTTATTTTCATCACACCCCCATTAATTCAACTTCTGTTACTCCGGGTTTCTTAGCACATAAAGCATACCCTGCCGACAAATTATCAACTTGATCATCATGTGCACCATTAGGAAAAGCTGAAATCTCAGCTATCCAATCACTAATCCATGGGGCTTCAACAGGTATATGCACATTGCCTGCTTCAAAGATAGGCTCTAAAACTGAAGCCCTGACAACCTTATCACCCTTGCCTCTGGCACTTAAAACAGTTCTTCTGCCGTTGAACACAGTTCTCATAGTAGCTAAGGCGTCCTTAGCGTCAATAGAATCCTCTACACCAATTTTTACATAAACTCCATCAGCTTCAGAAATATGTCTTATTTGATTATCTCTCTCAGGAGCTTTCAGCTGCATACGCTTAACGTCTTTGATCCACAATTCCCATTCCCTTGTACCTGGCTTAGTACGCATTCCAAGCTTAGTACCGCTCGTAAAGTCTGGATCGGGTTTATTGCGTTCCTTGGCTGTATGTGCCAAGTCCCATATTCGGAAATATTGTATGTCTGGATAATCTTCAAGCTTAGTTCTCACAACTGCATCAACGTTAAACATATTCCCACCGCGGACAGTGGGTGAATTCTGTAATAAAGCAGCAGAGGCATATTCGCCAAGCGTAGCTTTTTGTTCAGTATACCAAGTTTTACTAAACCGCTCAGGAAATAAAATTCCTTCTTCATAATCATCACTAAACGCAGGATATGACTTTATCTCAAACCTTGGAAATGCAGAGTCCTCTTTCATCTTTTTTTCTATGCGACCGATTATATCATCGACATGCCAACGAGTAGCAAGAATTATTACAATGCTTACCGGCGCACGGCGTGTCATTAAATCATCTGTAAAAGCACTCCAAATTTTATTTCTTGCAGCATCACTTTCTGCTTCAGCACGTCCGCGAAAATAGTCGTCCAGTATTATTAAATTTCCACCCTGACCAGTTACACTTCCGGAAATACCACAAGAATAACATTCTCCTTCTCGACCGGCTATTTTCCAGTGTGACTTACTGGAATTATCTTGATCCACAGTAACAGTTGAAAATAATTCCTGATATGTCTCTGTTTTAATTAAATCACGACTTTCTTCTGAAAACCCTTCTGTCAAGTCTGCAGTATGGCCGCTTAAAATAACTTTACAGTCTGGAAACAGCCCAAGGAAATGAGCTGGTAGTGTTCTTGAAACTATCTGTGACTTCCCATGGCGCGGGGGAACAGTAATAACTAAAAAAGAACTTATATCTTGTCTAAATTTATCAATTGCCAGATCAATACTTTTACATATCTCTTTAGTGTGCAAACCCACTGCAAAGGATTCTGATTTGTTCTGCCAAGTGTAAGCCATGAAATTAAGATGATGTTCTACAGCTTTTAACTTCCGCAGTTGTTTTGTTTTGTGAATTAAATCGTCAGAAATATCATCAGTTTTATTCAACGTTGCTTTCTTCCTGATTCTTTGTAAGATCTATCTCTTTTTCCAATTGCTCCATTAGTTTACGGCGTTCATCTGGATCATTAGGGATGTCATTTGTTTTTGTATTTAGATTAACTTTTTGAGCAGGTTTCCCGTAAGACCTGTCCATAAGACGTTCAAAGTTCAAAATGCTTTTACTTTTTAAATCTTCTTTTAAAGCCGTAAGTATTAAACTTATTCCCATTGGCAAAGGTTCTCTGGGCTTTTTAACTGTTTTAAGCTTACCATTTTCATCTTTTATTTTGACATCGACTGTCTCAAGTAAACTTGCTAATTCTTCAGAGTCATAATCCCAAATTAAACTTCCAATGATTTTTTTTATGTCAGTCATTGAAATACCTTGATCACGGATGAACCGTAGAGCCGACGGTTTTCTCCCTCTGTTTGCCGGTTGATTTGTAGAAGAAAATTGTGTTTTCGTTCTCTTGTTTAGATTTTCAAGAGATTTTTTGCTAATTGGCATATAATCACCGTTTTACCACCGTTATCAAAATGATTATACAACCTTTTTAAAAAACGTCAAGTGAAACAGTTTCTTAAAAAGTTTTATTATTATACTTCATGTATATATAATTCTTTAGAGTATCCTTCTACTCATGATGTTATGGATTTTTATTCTTACTCTCTAAATTAAGCCATTGTAACTTAATTTGATTTGCAATATGAGCCATCATTACAGGAGGGACACTCATTCCCATAATGTAATTATGATCATAATTACAAAAATCATAATCATAAGGAAAACTACATATTTTTATTAGCTCTTTTTTATTAAGACTCCTTGGAATATCAAAAAGCGGATTAACTTTTGTTCCTGCAGTTATAGTTTGAGGTATTTCATTTATTTTGAAAAATCTTTGGCTATATAGCTTATTTCTGCCCTCAATCCTTATACAAATATCATCAAATCCTTTATCGTCAGGTAATTTTTTTTGCCATATTTCGTAATAATAATCACTCAATCCTGTCTCTTTGTCTGTTTTATCAATAATTTCATTAAAATAAATTGATCTTTCATTAAAAGAAAGCTTTAAATCCGGCCATTTTAAGCCTGTTCTTCTTCCAATAAAAAAAACCCTCTGTCTTCTTTGCGGAACTCCCATAGTAGAGGCATCAAGTAAAAATATTTGCACTGAGTAACCTGATTTTTTTAAGTTTTTGTTAATTTCTTTTGAATACCATTTAGCGTTTCCTTTAATAATACCTGTTACATTTTCAAGTAGACAGACTTTTGGCTTGAGTTTTTTTATAGTTTCACAGTATTCAAAAACTAAATCATCGAGTTTCTGTAATTTTTGTCCTTCATAAAATATTTTTTCTTTGCCCCATACTTTTTCCCGTAATCCTATGCTTGAAAATGCAGAGCAGGGCGGAGAACCATCAAGAATATCTAGATTATATAATTCTTCAGGTAAGTTAGTCCTTTTATTAAAATCACGAATATCTTCATTATAAAAATAATTAGGGCTATGGTTCTTTTTATATACAATTGCCATTTTTTTATCTAATTCAACACCACCAATATGATTAAACCCAGCCAATTTATACCCCATTGTAGATCCACCACCACATAAGAATGTACCAAAAACAGTATATTTTCTTTTCTTTTTATAATCTTTTAATGACCAATTATAATTGAACACCTAAAGCCTCACAAAATATTACTTCCGGAGTATCAGAGTGCTTTTCAATTGCCAACTTAACATTTTTATACTGTTTTTCTGTAAAATTGAGTGTTATCTTGAACGTTATATCATCCTCAAGAAATATTTCAGCATTTATATTCTGATATTCCTTGTTTAATTCGTCAAAAGAAATTTCAAGATTAGTAAAAAATTCACTCATGTCTATTTCATCAAGGAATGCAGAAATATCCAGATCCTTAATAAATTCATCATAACCTTCCTGAGAAACATCCCCATACCTTGAATCACATTCAAGTAATAATTGTTTTGCCTCTTGTTTATTTTTTGCTTGGATGTAAACAACAGGTATTGGTGGGATCGTGTAACCCCGGCTTTCCAGTTCTTCAAACGCCAATAGTCTGCCATGAGTATCAATCGCCCATACTGTTTTACCGATTTTGGAAATGAAGGAAGGGAAGCGGATACCCCGCTTGATTATCAATGTGCAAAGTTTTTCAAGCTGCTCCGGCGTTCTGGATTTGTAATTGTCCTGCAAAGGCTTGATGATATGCCAATCGATCCTGTCTTTAGTGTCGCAGAATACTTGAATTGTTTTCATGTGCAGCCTGCCGGCATGAGGAATGAAAATTGTTTTGGAATATTCCGAGATCGCCTGAATAGGCGATTGCCGGCACATGGATCTGGCCCATGCCGGTCTTTGAGTAATGTGTGCATTATAGTTCTCCCTGCTGGGAGTATAATCACAGAGTTTATTTTATGTCAAATTATTTTTATTTCTGTATCTTCTTATTTTTCTTAATAGCGACTAATTTTCTTAACTGCGTTTAATTTTCTGAAATTATTTTTATCGGTTCGGTAATTCAATGTCCGCAGCAGGCAGATAATGCTCCCGGGATATATCCTAAACAGGCATCGTAACCTTCCGGCGTTGCCATGTTTCCGCAGCGGACACATGGACGGCCTATCCCTTTCACTGGTTCATTATCGTCAACATAACGCCAGCGAAAATCGTCATGATAAATTATATGCCCTCTATATGTGCTTGTTACCAAAACTTATCGTCCCTATGCCAATATGAATAGTAATCTTCCTCGTCATCCTCATCATCTGATATTCTATAAGCCAAACAATTGAGCATGGCTGTCCTTTGTTTTTTCGTTAATCTCCAACCGTGATAAAGTAATTTTTGAGCAATAGAATAAGCAGGAAACGGCTTAAAGTCATCAAGTGATTCTCCAATGCTGATACATTTGTTTAATAATTCGTAATCAGACTTCAAGGATAATTCTTCCCATGCTTTTCTATAACCATCTGTATAACGGCAATCTCCACGCTGGCAACAGTCTTTTGGCGAACCGCATTGCGAACGATTATTATGTCGCTCTCTCTTTTCAAAATCCATATCAGCAAGTTCTCCACCTACGTCAAAATAATCTTCTGCACTCATATTCCACCCCTCAATATATTTCCCATTCTCCGTTGACCATCTTCGGCACCCATGCCGTGCTTTTCTTTTCCGGCTTCGGCTCTGGTTTCGGTTCTTCCTTAGGCTTGTTACTCACAACAGGCAAATTTTCAGAAAATAAATCTTGTTGCATTTCATTACTCAATATCTATTGCCTCCATACTCATTTTAATATCTCCTTAATTAATTGTGTAAGTTTTTCTTGGGTGAAATGCTTGTCACTTTCGTTTAACTCATGTGATTTTTTAAAAGGATTTTTCTCATTCTTATCATAATAGCTGACAGTTACTGCTCCAATATCCGACATATTTTTATTGCCGGTTAAATTACACTTTGACCACCAGATATTTATTTGCCAATTCTTCTTTACATTCTTAAAGTGTATTGTTTCATAGTATTCGCTGCTAATTGTCCTACATATATTATCCAAGTGGAATGCATAATACGGTAAATTAGGGATCTTTAATTTTAAGAAATTTTCTCTTGTCATTCATCCTCCCTATGGGTTTTTATTTTACCAACAAACCTTTAAGTAACCCCCACATAACCTCTACCTCCCTAGACACAATATCTCACGCATCTTTCACCTCCGCTTCAAGACATTCTTTGCATCGTTTCGGTTTTCCGGCTGGCGTTAGATCTAACGCTTCAAAAAAGGCATAGCAGTATTTACTACCATACATGGCTTTTGAACTAAATCGGCAACTTGAACATATACGCTTTCCAACCCACAGCTTAACCGTTATCTTTGTCATCCTTCACCTCCGCTTCAAGACATTCTTTGCACCTTATTATTCGGTTTTTATCACTGATTTCAAGTTTTTCGTTATCTCTAAAAATCCCACATCGCCACGACATATTGTCTCTGGTATAAATTACATGACGACAATAACTACAAAAATCCATGTCGCAATCTATTTCAACCGTTATCTTTGTCATCGTTAGGCTCCTTATAATCCACAAGCTTAAATATCACGTTCTTCATTACACAATTCTTCCAAAATCCAAATGATATTTTTTTGATGCTTTAATATACGCAGAATGGGCTTCTTCTGCTGAACTGAAAAATCCTAAATGTATTACCTTATTATTAAACCCAATGGCAGCCCTCCATTTTAAACTTTTTTTATCCCAGCTCACACCTTTATACCCTGACGTGTTTGTCTTGGGCTTCTTATAATTACGACTGTTTTCCGCGGGCGTACAAATGCGAAGATTCTCTCTCCTGTTGTCTAAAGTGTTTCCGCTAATATGGTCTACAATCATCCCCTTCGGACAATCTAATATAAACCGATGTAATATAATATGTTTTGTTTTATTACCTTCTCTGTAACCGTGTGAAAAATAAGGACCTCGATCTTTATGTCCACACCTACTCCATTTATATTGTTTTACTCTATCCAAATCACACACAGATATAGTAACATCAAATCCTGAAATATTAATAACAACACCCTCACTCACAACAGGCACTAACGCCATTCCGATTGGTATAAATATCATCCCATCCTCCTAATTATCTGCACCGCTACTGGGTTTTAATGGGCAGAATGAGGCACGTTCAATGATGTAATCCTCACAAGCCAAACTTAGAGGGACACAAACCCGCTCATTTATTTTAGTTATGCGGTTTTTATAGTGGTACGAAAGCACACACTCCTTACAAGACTCTGGCATACAAATTTCTAATACTGCCTTTACTTGATCATTCATCCCTTACCTCCCTCAATCTGCACATGGCTTTGTATCTTTCCTGGACAGTCCTTATGAGTATCATAATTTTCCCAATACGCACTATTTGATTCATTCTCATAGTTGCACTTGCAAAATTCACAAGGAAACTCATCACCGTCAATTTCTATGTGATATTCTATACACTCCATACTACTTTCCTCCCTCAATCTGCCTATCCAAGTTACTGCATTCCCTTAAATCCTCAATTTGTATTACGTTGCGTAACCTCCATTTGTACCCACACCAACATTCTGCTTGCACATAACATGGAACTCCCGGCTCCATATACCCTTCATCTGATATAAAACCTTGCTCTACATCAAATTCTATAGTGTGGTCTTTCCAAAATTCAGTATATTTATAAGGCGTTTGTCTGCATTTTGGACATTTCCGTATAACATCCATTCCTATCCTCCCTCAATCTGCCTATCCAGAGCCTCGATTATCTGCACACCAACGGCACAGACAGTTATTGCTCTTTCACGCTTTTTTATAGGATCATCCTCTAGAGCAGTAATACAAAGCTCTCTTAACAAAACATCAAACCATCCATGAATACCATTTTCAATCCTGTTCAAGCAATTAGTACCAGTATTTAACAAACTGTCCCTGTCAGGGTATTGTCTTGACAAACCCAGATAATTTATCCCTTCTGTGCCAAGGAGAGGTATGTCCCCCCACTTCTCATCCTGCCGTTTACGCTCGGCGGCGATCTGTTCAAATATGTGGTTCATACAATCACCCCCTCTATATAAGACTCACTCCAAAGACCACTACCATGGACATAATAAAATGGCTCTACTGGATGTGACGCATTAGGCATCCCTGGGCTTGCTGTCTTTATAGTCACAGGCTTACCGAAAAAAGGATAACGAGATAAACTATACCCTTGTTTTGGGAACTCTTTTTTAAGTTGATCCAATGTTTTAATACGAACTATGTCGCCAGGCTTATATTTCACCTCACTCCTCCTTCTTATCTGCTACGGCATGGGATCTTAATATTAGATGCCTAAAACCGGGCATATATTGTGCTATAAACTCCCGTGCTGTTTCTTTAGCTTCATTAACGCTTTTGGCTATAGTAGTATATTTAACATCCCAGCCTACCGTTACAGTTACGGTGTAGGTTTTTGTTTTCATTTATTTCCCCTGCAATCAGGACAATAGAATAGACCATCTCCCCCCATTAACCATTCCCTACCATCTCGATTAGTAAAGTAATTCTTTCCACACTTATCACATGGCAATTTAGGTATTTTCTTTTTACGTCTACCTTTCATTCTGGTCTCCAATCTGCTGGGGGTTTTCCCCAAGGGGTGCATATGCACACCATAGCGTCAATGAAAGTTAAACGTCTTGCTTCTTTCATTCTGACTTCTCCTTTACCTGTGCATAACACCATAAGCAATATTTATAAACTTGCTTTACACGACTAAAAGGGAACACATGAAAACCTAATTTGCAAAGTAATTTTCTAATCATTCCGATCTCCATGTGTCCGGCGGTTTTCCCCAAGGGGTACACGATACAATTATAATTCCACACTCCAAATCAAATGATTTTTGAAAAGTGCATAAAGTCCAACCATTATAATCAACCCACACTGGCATATCCGGCGGTACTGGAAACCCATACTCAGCTTCAAATTGTTCTACCGTTGGATGCTTGCGGTGGTAGTACATACACCCTTGCATACACTCTGTGGGCAGCTTCCTTATAAAACACATGCCTCCGTCAAATTGTCCAGCCGAACAATAATGCGTACTGTTAATCTCTGTCATCTTTTACTCCTTAATATTTATACAAGCTGTAAGAATATCTCGCAGATTTGTAAACCACTTTTGAATTCATAAAAATTCTGCCATATATCCCCAAATCCATCCTGTTGATCATTGGTATTTTCAAAGACTTTTGTTATCACGCCCTGAAATTTTTTATTTCTCAATTCTTTGCCAAAATAATGTTTGCCTTCCATGAGATACCTGTCATTTACACCGACAGCATCTCCGACTTTATACTTAGCTATCATATGCTCTCCTCTGCAAAATATTCATCGAAACTAAACCACTTATCTTTCATCAAGTGTCCTATCTTTTTACACTTACCGCCCCATCCTTCGGTTTCGGCTCTGATATAAGTACCTGGTATATCTTCCCATTTTTCAACTTCTAGGGTGTCCATAATTGCCTTGATAGCACCAAACCCTTTAGCTGTAGGAATACGTTTATTCAATTCTTTGTTGTAAGTGTCGAGGGCATAACCCCCAAAGCCGACACCCCAGCCATCACCTTTTAACGATAGAAAGCAAGTTAATATTCCGTGATCTTCGCTACCTAGATGTGTACTTGCAATTTGACAGTTTTCTATTTTATTCATCTCCCACCTCCCATGCTTTAACTGCATCAACTATTAATCCTGCGTATTTTTGGCGACCATTATAACCACTACACGTACTCCATGCATAATAAAAACTCCCTTTTACTGTACATATTTCAGGTTCTCTTAGTGGGCATTTACTACAACATGGAAAACCATCATCTTGTTTAAATACTTCACACAAGGGGCAACGGCCTTCAAGGTCTTTAATTTTAAGAATAAGCTCAATAGGTAAATTAATTTTACGGTCTATCTCTGGGTTATCTCTAAGGTACGTCCAGACTTCTATCGTTAGGTCTTTTGCTTCTTGTTTAGTCATACGCTCTCCTTAAAATGGGGGTTCCCCGATACAGATATGGTCTTCTATGTGATCTTCTGTATTCTTCATTAATTCAACTTTTATCTCATCTACGAAAACTTTCATTAATTGCAATTCAAGTTGCAGAAGACTCACGTTTTTCAAAGATTCATTAAGTTTGGTTTCCATAGCGTTTATTTGCTGCTCAAGCTTGTATTGGTTCATACGCTCTCCTTCCAGTCATCCGGTGGTGGCTCTGGGCTTTGGCAGACAAGGATTATAGGTTCTGCATTGTCGATATAAGTAACCTTCCTAACATGGTAATATATATCTACTTCCCAACCATCTTTTTCTCCAATGCTTTTAGGGTGCCTCCACCAAACGGCATCATCATCGGTTATTTTCTTCCCTGTTCGCTCTTCCCATTGTTTAATTGTTTCATACTCTGGAATAGCATCCATCTGGTTTTGACAGTTGCCACCTTCATTACAAACCAAACAATCAATGCTTATTCCGTCCATCAATGGAATATCAATTGTACTTTCACATTCTCTACACCAATACCTCATAACGCCTCCTTCCACGGAAATTCTTGTATTAACGGCTCACCCCATACAGAGGCTAAACTATTTTTCATAAACACTGGCACGTTCTGCCTCCGGCACTCGTTGACTATGTTTTCTATCCACTCACGCTTAGGGATTACCTTGCCTTTCCTGTTACCAGTCTCTGCACCCACAATCGTCCAGTCAGTTTTTATTTCCATATCACTTTTATTTTTTTTGAATCCTTGTTGTAATGGCTCTATACTTAAAAAAGTATTATGTTTATCGCTAAAGAAAAAAGGATCATCTAGTAAAAGTGCCGTTGTACCAAACCAATAATTATTTCCTGCTGGTAATAGACCTATATCATGTAAATAAATATACCGCTGTGGTCTCTTAGTTAAAAAAAGGTATCGGTGTTGGGGTACTTTCTCGCACGCTTCAAATACCTGCTTAATCCACTCATCAGGAACTTCATCATGAAATAAATCACCCATGCTTTGAACAAAAATTGTCTTTGGTTTCTTCCAACGTAATAATTTGTCTAACTGTTCAAAATGTGTATGTTTTTCAAAACGCTGGCACTTAGGGCAGTCTCTCATGCCTCTTGCAGCAAGTTTCTTAGCATAACAGTAAGGGCATGGTTTGGGATTAGTTTGTGTTCCTCCCGGCCCGTAGCACCAATATCCCAATGGATTTATTGTTTCATCGCACCAATCTATCTTTGTCATACTTACTCCCAACTATACTTATTACAGATGCTTCCCCATCCCCTTATACTTCCGGGGAATGGTTTAGCGAATATCTTTTGTCTTTTCTTGGTTTTTTTAGAAAGTTTTGCTTCTGCTATTTCTCTTTTTTCTTCGGCTATGCAATTTTCACAGATAGAACCCAATCCAGATTCGCAATGACATTTTTCAAACATTTTCTTCCTCCCTGTTTCTTTCATCGCTTATAGCCAGCGGCGGTTCATTCACCGACCGCATTTCTGCCCTCATGCTTTCCCAGCCGAAACGAACCATGAAAGGCCGTAGGCGGTCCAGTATCGCAAGGCTATACATCTCCGCAAATTCATCTGCGCTCAAATTAGTTATGATTGTAGTCGGCACCATGTTATTCCAGCGGCGGTCTATGATTTCAAAGAACAGGTTCAATTCAAAATCGCTGAACTTCTGCCTACCTATTTCGTCCACCACCAATAGTTTGCATTCGCCGTAATACTCCAGCGTTTTTTCTTCGCCTTCAAAGTCAAGCCGCACTTCCCGGAATATGTCAGGCAAGCGGCGGTATATCGCTCCGTCTTTTGCAAGACACATGGCAAGATGCGTTTTGCCGGTTCCGTTGTTACCAGTGAAAAAGAGATTGGTTTCCCATGCGGTCTTGGCAGCCTTCAATGCTTTTTCCTTATCCGGAGTATCCGCAATCCAGTTATTCCATTCAGCACCGAAGTACCGTTTTGTAATTCCTCGGGATTGCCATTTCCTAATCTGCTCATCACGCTGTTCCTGCAACTGCTTGGCTTCAATCTCTTTTTCCCTGAGCTCTCTTTCGGCGATTATTATTTGCTTCTCGTCCTCGGGTAACGCTTCCCATTCTGCGCGTTCCTTTGCCTCTCGTTCTTCCTGACTCTTTTTGAATTCCTCCAGCCAGCCAGAAGTAATATATCCGATTTGTCCGCTCATACGCTTGGCTCCCTAAAGTAACTCGATACTTTTTCCTTTGGAACATTATCAGTTCCAATCTTGTGTTTTGGTGATGATGAACCGCTTGTATTTATCAGCCGGTTCAAAACGTTTGCGGATAACATTGTCGCCAATGAATATCCGGTATTTACAACCCAGTCATCTTCCATGCCGTTCTTCACTGCCTGAACAATCGTTTCTGCATCCAGTTGTTCAAAAAGGCTTTTAAGCAGGGCCCGGGTCTTATTCCAGTTGACAACCGGCTCCACCGCCTTGACCTGCTTCCGGGAATATAAATCATCCCAATTTTGGAGATAGGCTTTTTCAACCCGCTCCATATCGTTGACGGGCTCCCTCTGGCGCAGCGGTAGTTTTTTGGGCTTTTCGGAAGATTGTGGGGAAGAAGAAGAATCGGAAACATCAGGCGGAGAATCCGCTATATTTACTTTACTCTTCTTTACTTTACTTTTCTTTACTTTACTTTCTGGATTATCGCACCCGTAAACCTGCAAACCATCATTATTTTTGTAGGTTTCTGCCTCACTTTGTAAGTTTACATCTCCGTAAACCTGCAAATCATCATTTTCAGTTTGTAGGTCACCTACAAATTTCGATGACATTTTTTTCTTGATGATGGATATTTGCTCCTCTGTCAAAAAAGTTGAAACGCCAATTTGCATCAAATCAGGCCACAATTCCCTGATATGGTTTTTAATGGTTTCAGGGTTACATTCCAGAATATCCGCTACTTCCCGGACACTCATGCTCTTGTTTCTTTTTTTGCCGTTGATGTAAATATCTCTTATCTCATCCAGCGTAAGCAAGTCATTGCTTCGTTTTTTATATGCTTCTGTAAGAGATACAAGAAATGCTTCCGATGCTATTACCTTATGGCTTTCCCAAAGTCCTCTGTCAAGTTTTTCTGTCTTGACCATAAGTTCAATCATTTCTATGCCCTTATTTTCATCCACCCCTATTTCAGCAAAAAAATTCATTCTGTCCGCTTCATCTCTTATGCTGTAGTGATGATCTGGAGTTAGAGCAAGGAAACGCATCACATTGGTAAAAAAGCCAATACCTTCAAGACCATATTTGCTTTGTAGGATATTAAGTGTTTTGCCTCTCTTGGCGAAAAAAGGAAAGTAGTCCACATCATGCCTCTCTGGTCTTGCCATGTTCCCCTCCATGCGCAAACAGGAAGTCCAGTTTCTTTTGACTATGTGCTTCCTGAATGACCGGCAGCAGTAAAGCCATATTGCTTACCAGGCTTTTTTGCTTCGCCTCTTTATCATGCGCTTCGGCTCTTTTTATTTTCTCCCGGTAGGCATCAAGGGCAAACTTCTGGAGATATTTCTGCCCTTCAAAAAAGGGCAATCCACGGGCAAATTCCTCCGCAGATATGCGGATTTTCACATCATAAAAACGCGGCTGGGCAGGCTTATTATTTACCCTTGGAATAGTTTTGCCTGTTTTTGTTTTACGCTTCGTATCGGTACCGATAGAGGGCTTTTTTGCGGTGTTTTTTGTGCGACCGACAACAGGTTTTTTCTGCATTTTAACCCTCCGCGTAAATCTTCCGAAGATAATCCCATGCACTGTCTGGAATCACATCCCTATCAACTCTGTCCATGCCTGCGTTATAAGCGAAAAAGACATCCATCCAGGTTCCGTATCGCTCGTAAAGAAACACAATATGCAGGGCTGCTACCCTGATAGCTTCTTCCGGAACGAAAGGATCAAACAGAATGCCCTCGTTATAAACCCTTGAATACCAATCGAGGTATTTGTCATTGAATTGGAACATCCCGAGGTCTCTGTGTCCGTCATCACGAATAGGAGATTGCGCCGAAGCCATGAACCCCGATTCAATGAAGGCAATGCTTTCCAATATCTCTGGCGGTATGCCATAGAACGAAGATGTGAACGCAAACAAACCCTTGTACCTTTCCGGAACGCTCCGCCTCGGCGGTAACGGCTCCGGCATGGTCAAGGGTTCCGGCTGCCAATAATGAATGGCAGCCATGCCGGTCGGCGGCGTTATCAGCATATAGTTGTAAATTGGACCGGCAGAGCCAAGCGATAAAAACGCAGACAGCAAAATAATAAACAGACTTGTATTCTTCATAATTTCCCCTCCCGTAGGCTTTTTTGTGCTTTATACAAAATCTCCTGAAATATAGCAGGCGGTAGAATTTCTTGTGCCCTATCAACAAAATGCTCCTGCACTGTTGCCTTGCGCTCCTTGTGCTTCCTCATAATGCTTGCCACATAGGTCTGGACACGCTGGTTAATATATAGAGCCCTTTTCCGGCTCATGCTCCAATCTTTTTCAAGACCGTTAGAATTCTCCGCCTGTTTTTCTTTTAACGATAAAGACAACCCATCTATCTTTTTTGTTATCTGCATTTTCAATGTTTCCAATTCATCAAAGGACATGGCTCTTATGTCATCATCTGAATAGGATATGTTTTCGATGTAAAAGAAATCTTTATCTATCGCATCTCTTAATGTCATCATTCCTCCCGTTTTCCTTGTGCTGCAATTTTGGGCATTTTGGAACGGCAACAACGGCAGGGCATCCGGCCCGGTAACACCAGGCCGGGTCCCCGTCGTCTGTCAAATAATCATTGCACTTGATTTTTTGACATTCCGTTTTATTCATCGCCAAGCGGATCTTCCATGTCCGTATCTGGTTCTTCGGATTGCGATTCCTCAACAGGCTTTTCAGGTGCCTCGGCAACTGCCCTTATCGCTTCGGTTAAGATCCGCTGGTAAAGAGCAATGTATTCTTCCCGGCTCATTTGAGCGAACCGCCAGAAAAAGGTAGTTTCCATTTCGTTCCAGTCATCATCGCTGTCATCAAGTTCAGGCAGATGACTTGTTTTCAGGCTGATAACGATAAGCATTTTGAAGAACTTTTCAAACATGGGTTCTTTCGGAAGTTCGGAAAGCGAAACTGTTTTGCCGAAGATTAATTCCATCAGCCCTGCGTAGTCAGGATCAATTTCATGCCAATTCCCTTCATCGTCCGTTGTACTCAATTCGGAAGCCAAATAAAGAGCAGCCATGTTTTCTTTATCTTCCTGCTGGAGCCGGTTCGTGATGATTGTGTCCAATACGGTTTCCGAAACCGCATTAAAGAAACTCCACGAATACTCATGCTTTTTCAGCATAATTTCCGCAAGGGGTTTTTTCTCCTCCGGCGAAATATCAGGCAGTAAGTCAAGTTTGAATTTCTTCACCGGGTCTACTGGTTCAGAAGATGAAGTTCTGGAGTAAGAAACTTTTTCATAGACCTTGTATTCAACCCTCTCTGCGGTTACATCATAGGAACCGCTGGTCTGGTGCCATTCCAAGGAAATAAGAAACGCTGTATTCGCATCGCTTTTCTTTTTTGTTTCTTTCCATGAATAATCGCTCTGCTTCAACAGGGTATATTCCACATCGCCAATCAAAACAGCTTTTGTTTTGGCAGGAAGGAACTCGGGAACGCTGCGGTTAAGAATTATTTTGGTATCTGTTTTCCCTTCCTGCTCGGCAATCAGTTTCCCGATTAAATCCTTCCACTTGCCGGCATAACATTCTTGGTCAAAACACAAGTCCTCAAGATTACTGTAATCTTCAAAAAGTCCTGGAGTTGAGTTGTACGTTCTGTTTTTACACTTCGCGCATTTGTTATCGGCAATGTGTTTTATCTTTAGCTTCTGAACGGAGCCAATGAAATTGGTAATCTCCCATTTGTCGGCTTTTTTATCGCCGTACTTTTTCAGGAACTTTTCTTGGTCATCTTCCGGAAGGCTGGCAATAAGGGCAGCACCGGAAAGGTTTATCTTCCCATCGCGGAACATTGTTTTAATGCCGTCAATAAGAAGGGTCAGCCTTACGCGCTGGTGAATGCCTGATATGCTTCTGGCGTAATACTTCGCAACTTCCTCGGCCTTCTTGCCGGAGTCAATTTCCCGCTTGAACTTTTCCGCTTCGTCCAGCGGGTGCATATCTTCCCGGTTCACATTCTCTGCCAAGGCTATCGCTTCATCGTCCGCCTTTTCAGGATGGACAATTACCTCAATGCTTTTCCAACCGAGGGATTTCGCAGCAGCGAAACGCCGCCGTCCTGCAATGATGCGGTAATGCCCGGCTTTGTCTGTCAGTTCTTTTACCGCAGGCGGATGGATGATGCCAATGGCTTTAATGCTTTGTGCAAGGGTATCAATGCTTCCTTCGCCTCCATGTATTCTGTCCGTATTGGATTCAATTTTTCCAATCGGAACTTTTATAATTGTAGTTTCCATTACTTTGCTCCTTTACCTGATGTTTCAGGTCTGAACTCAATATTCTCTGCATCGATGTATATAGAGTTGTCTGTGTTACGATCCAGCCTCCCAACAACACGAACACCTCTACCTATTTTTTGCTTTGAGCAGGCTTCTGCTTTTTTCCCTGTTACAAAAATAGTGAAAACGTTCGTTTTCTTTTGGATACCGTTATCAGTTCTTACAAACCGATATGATTCAATGTAAAAAATGCACTCTTTTGGGTTTTCGGAATATTCCGGTGTCGTACAAATTACACCTTCCAAAAGACAGCTATTCAGATGATTCATTAGAGACCTCCTTATCTCTTTCTGCTTGTTTTTCTTCCATGCCCTGCAGGATTTCCCCGAAGCGAGGAGTATTCTTGCTCGTGATGCCTACCAATTCCATTTCGCTTATAACGTTGTCAATGGTTAATTGCCGTTCTGCCTTTGTATATTCAGACCAGCTTTTTAAGCGATGATCGGGCCGTCCTTTCGGGCATGGAGTTCCATCCTCATTTACAAGGTTCCAGAATTTCTCCATACCGGCACCAAGATAAAGTTTTATCAACGCTCGAAAATGCGCATAGTTTCTTGCTTCGTAAGAATGAAACCCCGATGTCCAATAACACTGAATCAACGCATGGAAAGTATTGTTTTGTCTTTCCGTTCCTTCGTCAGCCAATTCGACATTGTAGTATTTGCCAACTTTCAATTTTGCGCCTTCAAACTCTTTTGGGCCGGTAATGAAGATTTTCATAAACTTTCCTTAAAATGGAATGTCATCAGTAAACTCATCATCCCGCGAATCTTGTCCGGCAGGAGGATATTCTTCTTGTGGCTGTGAATACTGTTGCTGTTGCACCGGAGGTCTTGGCTGTGAAGTATTTGCCTGTCTGCTTTCCGCAGGACGAACATAACTTACTTCCGGGTATACATTGCCGTTATACGGTTTCCCTTCCTTGCAAACCACAACGCCCCATTTATTCAGCCAGCTTTGATAGTTATACAAATTCGCAAAAGGAATATTGAACGCCAAGAAAAGCTGTTTCAGTTTCGATTCCCCGAATTCGTTTTTCACGATGTAATAACGGATATTGGCTCCGTCCTCATCAATGAAATTAATCTCCAGCATTGGGTCGCCGTTCTTTGTGGTACGCTCTGCGACATTGCTTATTCGGGCATGGTTATCGCCAACCTTAAAAAGTTTGAAGCCGTCCGATGCCTGCGCAACTGTCTGCGGCGTAATTCCGTCCATGAACCTATTCATTATGCTACCTCCTTTTCCTTAACCGGCTTGTTTGTCTTAATTCCATAATACTCTCGCACTATCCTGTCAATTTCTTTTAAGTCGTTTTCGATTGTTTCCGGAAACATATCCATCGGACTTTTGGTGACTGACATTCCATCCGTGTTGGTTCGGAAAAGGTACTGTCCATCAATTTTTTCAGCTCTTAAAACAATGCTAAAATAACCCTCAATGCAAACTTTGTTATCCAAAATCTGCCCGATAGTTCTGGGCTTTACTCTGCCAACACTGTCCACATCTTCATGCATAAATACATAAACAATTTTTTCAGGAGGTAATTTTTCAATGGAATTGATAACCTTCCAAAAGTTTGTAGCCAGATTGTCATACACTGCATACTTGTCATTCATCTTGGCGGTAATAGGTGCTTTGTTTTCCATATAGTAATTAGTAATCATGTACCCGGCATCATCTATGACAATAGAATTTGCTTTTGCGCCATTTAGAATGTGAATGATTTTGTCAGGATTGCTTTCCTTAACAGCGGTAATCTTGTCGTTTTTAAATGGGAAAGGTTTTCCCAATACATTGATAACGGCGAGACCATCAAAATTTCTCATACTAGCAGATTTGCCCATGCCGCTACTCCCTATAACTAATATTCCGGTACCCATAGTTACTCCTTGATTATGCTGATAACGCTTCTTGCGTATCGGCGACCGCGACTACATCACGGAAAAAATTACAGTATTGCCAACATGAGCAATAATCCATACAACGTATTGATTCACCAGGACGAGTTTCTACAGAATGATCTTTACCTAGAACCGTAGCAAGCTTAATTGCTTCTTCTGGAGTATCCATAACTCGTACAGCCGTTTTACGACCTTCTTTTTTCACTGCATACTTTGTAGGTTTTTCCCAACGTTGTTTTGCATTACAGGGATGAATATCATCATCAGGCAAATCTTTACACTGCTTATATTCAGCAACTTTTTCTTTAATAAAGGTTTCGATTTCTTCAAGATCTTTCTGTGTTACATCAAATTCATAGACATAAACTGGACACTTAGGGTAAGATGAATCACGCTTGGCATCCCTCTTGGAATGATCTTTTATTGGGGCAATGAACCTGCAAGTTTTAACCTCAAAACCATTTTTAAGTAGGAGCCAAGCGTATATTAATCCCTGCTTTCTCCAATCCTCAAAATCTTTAAACTTGATTTTCCACACTGAAACAGTTTTATAATCTGATATAACACCCGTTTCCATGTTGTAATTATCAATGCGTCCTGTAATGACAATTCCATCCACTTCATAAGACATAAATTCTTCGGAGAAATCATTGGTTCCTTCTCCTTCTAGCACTTTATGGCAAGCAGAACCAAAAACTGCATAAAAGTGATCTGACGCATCTTCTGTAAGATCATTCCAATGTCTGTCCATTAAGATAATTTGTTTTGTCCCATTTATCAGAGTAGTTGCTGATAAACAACCCGGTTTGTTGTGTTTCGTGACTGAAACCGCCTTTACAAATCCTTCAGGAAGATTCATGTAGTTAGTAATCTTCAAAATACTACCCCCTTTACCATCATTTTTTTCTTTATAGTCATAAAAACCTCCGCAATATATTTTCCCCTCACATACGGACGGGATTGAACACTATTTGAACTCCAGCATTTTCACATCGCTATTTCCCAAAAGAGCCAAGCCGCTATTCCATAGCCTTACCGCTTCGTCCTTCGGCACATCAAATTCTTCTACTACATCATCCGGGTCAGACATCCACTTGCGGATCTTCGCCACTTCGATATTGAACTTCATGAGGAGCCGCTTATTTATTTTCAGGTGGACATTTTGATTACCGGTGTAATACCGCATGGTAAAGGCAAGCTCCCCATCGGTGGTATGAAACTTCTGCTCTGTCTGGTGAAGTTCATAATCGGGCTTATCCCATTCGGCTATCGGAAAGCCCAGGTTCCCGCAAACTACAATGAAGTCATCGACAATGGTACGGCGATTCTTTCTATCCCATCTGTCATAGGCATAAGTGCCTACAACAATGCGGTAATCAAGCCCCAGCTTCCAACGGGCAGGAAGTTTCTCATATTTCCAGTCGTTTTGTGTATGCCGCCAATCGCTCTTTGCCCAGTGCCGATTAGATTTGTATTCAGTAATAAATTCTTTCGTTGTTAATATGTCAAAGACCTCACCTATCTGGTCGAGGATGCCGATGTTAGAATTATTTATTATCCAAATAATAATCGAATAAATGTTATCCGCATTAAAATCCAGAGTTTTGAATTCTTCAATGTTACTGAATATTCGGTCCTTCGTTTTTTGGATCATCCTTTTTTGAACCGGCTCAAGTTTATCGAAGGCCGCTCGCCAATACTTTGATTTCAGGCTTTCAATAGACTTCCTGATAATTTCCAGCATGGACTTTTTATCCAGCCCCATGAGCAGGATTATTTCATTGTCCAGTTTTCCGATTGTCTTAAAGGCTGCTCCAAGGCTTTCCCTTTCCGCTTCATAATTTGAAACAAGCTGGTCGATGGGAGCCAAGCGCAATGCCAAGGCATTATCTCTTTCTTCCTGATAATTCCTTTCAGGGTTTCTTTTGAAATCCCCTATATGTTCTCGCACCCATCGTTCAAAGGTATCTTCCAGATCGTCTTGATATGTTTCGCTTCTCGTTTTCCCTTTTATCCATGTAGCATTGACCCTTACAAGATGCACCTTGCCCCGGGCTGCACGGTCTGCCTCTGAAAAATCGAATTCATCAACAACCGTTGCCTCGTACCGTTCCATTTCCTTTGCAATAATTTTGTTATCCTTCCAGCGGACAGGCATCACAAGATAAAGAAGGCAGAAATTGCACTCATAAAGTATTTTGCATACCCACCGTTCAAAATCAGAAAATGGCGGGTTACTGAAAACAAGGCTGTAGTATTGGTCGATTAGAGTTGTATCGTAAAAGTTCCTACCGATTAAAAAGACACCCTTGCAAATTAAGTCATTTGCCTGCGCCCTGGCTATTTCAATGCCATACTTTTTATCTGCTCCAAAAAAATTAAGAACACGCCCATCCCCTGCGCCAATATCGAGTAATGTTTCTATAAATAAATTCTGTCTCTCTTTTCTCTTGTCATAATGGGAATGAATATCCAGCCCTTGACGGCGGCGGTCATGATAACCCCTTTCATGGCTCCGTAGATATTTCCATATATCATCCTTCATGGCTTCCATGATTTCCGTAGTGGTAGGATAAAATTCATAATCTTCATTGGCGGCTTGTAATGTCCTAATTTTTTGCGCTGTACTCATTCTTTTTCCCCTCAAATAACGCCCGGGTTTCCCCGGGCTATTTGTTTTATGCTGCGTTCAGCCTTTCCCAATCACGCCGGGGCATATTCAAAATGCTCCATGCCGTCATTTCAAGGTCAGTGCTGCGGTCGTATGAATCCACATCCTGGGCTTGCCGGGTAACTGCATTGGCAAGGCCGTAGAGGGATAAATCCTCTCCACGGATAAGGTGATCCAATATTCCCTTCGATTCGTATTCCAAGATGCCGTAATTCTTTGCAGTAAGTTCCACCACCGCAGGAACATCACCTGTCAATTTGGTAGTGGTTCCGGTTCTCATGGCAGAGATAATTTTTTCAAACTGCACCATGTCGGCTGTTGTGCGAACTATATCCTGCAATTTCATAATGAAGGCCTTATCATCGGCAGCGATGGTTTCATCCCGGTAAACTTCAAAGGAATCATCACCTTCATTCGTTCTGCCTACATGGTTTTTTCTCTTGCCGGCAGTATTGGCAATCATGCCGTTAGAACAGACCAGCCTATAAACCAATGGCATTACACTCACAGAGCCATGCCCTGTTTCACTGTTTGAAATAATCAAGCCACTTTGAACGATGTCGCCTTTGACAATTTCAGTCTGGACCCGTTCATTGACAATCTTGAGATACATCTTTTTATCAGTGATTTCACAACTTTCAACCCTTGCGCCCTTCATATCTGCAATCATGGGAAGGACCGCTGTTGCAATCTCATGGTTATCAATGCGCCGGTACCTGTCAGAGAGAAAAGCCCTTGCCGTTCCGTCCAGGGTTCGCACCATCCGCTTCATCGGCTGCTTTTCCAACCACCGATTGACATTTGTGGCCAGAAGATCCGGCTCACTGGTACGCATACGGTCGTAATACTTTGAAGGTATGCCCAGCTTTGTACCAATCTGATCGTGCGCGACATTGTTAATGGAAAATGGAGCCATACCTTCAAGGCTCAACAATGGAGCCTGGTATCCATCCGCATCTTCATTAAGAAGTGTCATGCGCATTTGGCTTGTGTCAGCGATAAAATCTCGCTTCACTTCGTTTTGGCGTTCGATTTCTATTGCCAAGTCCTGTAGACTTCTTCCTGTTTTCATTTTTCGCTCCTTGTGTATTTACCGGGAATAATACCCAGCTTCATTCAGGCCTTTTTCAACATCGTTAATGGCATGAAGAAATGTATATGCTTGTTCCTTGCGTTCATCATCGCTATAACCGCAATCCGTTCTTCTTAAAGCGTCCTCAAAAGTAATTCGTTTAAGATACAAGGCTAAAGCCCTAGCGTGTTTTTCACTTCGAATTGTTAGTTTTATGGTCATTTAATCCTCCTCTCTGCCTGTCCAGATTGTTTCAATGACTTTATCGCCATCACTGAAATGAAAGGTTCCCTTGCCATCCGTTTTAAGAGAAATGCTTCCACTTTCAATTTCAAAAAATTGCCCGAAGGTTTCGTCAAGGTGGGAATCATGATGAATAAGTTCTTCCGGAAGTATTGCCAATAAACAGGAATCTTCTACACTGTATTCAAATCCAGTTTCAGAAGAATAAAAACCCTGCTCTGCTTCGCATTGAATAAAGGAATATTCTTTTCCTTTATGATTAACTGTGATGATGTTTTTTAATTCGTTTTTGCAAAAATCATCCCATAATTCGTCTTTAAGGACGTAGCCCGGGTCGCCAATCCAAACCCGTTTTGAATTTGTTTTGATTGTTTCGTTTATCATGCTGCCCTCCCGATGCCGAAGAAAGACTTAACATCTCTCCATGTGCCTTTTATCAGGGCTTCCTTGAAATTGTTTTCTTGCCCCCAAACAGAAGCTTCGCCTTTATTCGCTTTGTGTCCGCTTGCCGGAATAATGGTAAAAACCACATCGCCGGTTTCAATATCGCAGATACGAAAATCGTCATATAACGAACCATTGAAAGGACAATTGTTTTTGAAAAAGACATACATTTTATCCATGTCTACTTTTTCAGAGGAAGCGATCTGTTTTACTTTTGGGAAAAGTTTATCCAGTTTTGATTTGAGCGAAGAATCTTTGCAGAACCAGTCAAACCAGCCCGCATCAATCATCGTTTCCCTGCTGGGATTTCTGTACTTACCGGCTTCGTAATTACCGATAAAATCCTTGAGCGATAAATTCATATAAAACTCCTTTGGCCTCTATTGAGTGCCGTTCAGCTTCCGGTTTCTCCGGTTGCCGTATATTTACCCTTCCAGGTATACCGTAAGTTTCATGTCTTAAAATTGTCTTGGACAGCGATAAACCAAAAAAAACTTGAGAATTTTCCATAAAAATCGCTGGTTCACTGTCCATTTGGATAGTGAAATTAGAGGTTTCAGGGCTGTTATACGATATAGTGCTTATTAAAATGAAAAAGAAACAAAACAAAACTGCTTGTTGAATAGGTTTTGGTTTGATCTTATTTGTAGGAATCGGAATATTATTTTCTTTCACATAATCAAGTGCCGCTGTCCTAACATGATTACGCACATTTATGGAATGTGGCGTAAGTTTTAATTTATCTATATCGTTATTCCATACATTTTCGTCATCATGATCTACTTCTAATGGTTTTCCCTCTTTTTTCGGAATCTCACCATAAAAAGCGCGCCACATAAGTGTATTGACGCGACAACTGCCACCTGACAGCCTTACGCCATTGTCATCAGTTAATCGACAACTAGGATAGCCATTACTGTTTTTTCTCCCTCTTCGATCACCTTTAGGAACTATCACACAATATGGTTTTTTAATTCTGATAATTTGCCGCATGGAATTAAAGTTTTCTGATGATGAAAGGAAAATATATGAACTGAGTCCCGGGATACTTTCAAAGGAACCTTTTCTCCCACTATTGAGATCAATAAATTCTCTTTTGTCAAAATATATTTCAATATTCTCAATAGTTATTTTCATTTTTATATGTCCTCATCTTCCGCAGCGGTTTCTTCTGCTTCTGAATCTTCAGGTTCTTTCAACACTTCCTGACATGATGCCTTGATGACATCCACACAGTTTGTAGACAGGACAATTACGCTGGTGGGAACGGTTATATCCCCGGAGGACTTTGTTTTTCTCAAAAGTATTTCGTCGTACTTTTCATTCTTGCTGTTCGCTTGTACCGCTCTGGCGTTGATAACGGCTCCGCGGTTAATTTCCTGCCCTATGGCAGAAAGAACGGCATCTACAATCTCTGTGGTTTTTTCCCTGACAAGACCGTATGCCGTTTTGGTACGCTTATCGGTCGTAAGGTTCGCTTCGTAGTTCCTGACCGTTTCATGCCCTTTGGCTTTGACGGCTTTTTGAAGCTGTTCTTTCTGGTCAGCTGTAAGCTCAAGATTAAACTCAAGCAGTGAATTGGCTTTCAGGTCATCAATAAGCCGTTCCGACAGATCCTTGAAAAGATCATCCAGCGGATTAAGCGCAATGACGGATTCAAATATCTCGTGAACAGTTTTCATGATCCGATTGTCAATTGCCGGCTGAATTAAATCGTCAAAATCAGGTGTATGGTTCTGTACTACCTTTGTTTTAGTTTTTCCCATTTTTATCTCCTTATAAACTTTTTCGTTTTTCAATGTTTTAACTAAAGCCCTATACTTAATTACTTTTATACGCAGTGTTTCTGCTGTTTCGGTTTTGGTAATATCTGCCCACTGTTCTGTTTTTTCTACTGCATCATTTCCATATTTATGTTTTAAATACATTCTCATTTTGTACTGCTCTCCTCCTTTGAACGAATTACAACTCCGGCATTGGGGTGCAGTATTGGTTTCATGCCACCTAACAGAATGATGTGTTCTACTTATATAATGTCCAAGCGTCATGTTCGCACCATCGTTCCAAAAAAATGTTTTCCCACAGGTTGCACAAGAAACTAATCCACTGTTATTTGCAGCATTTAACCTAACGTAGAGAGAAAACTCTCGATCAAGAACCTTTACTAAATCTTTATAGCCCATTGTTTCAAGAGTTTTTCTCTTACTCGTTTTTTTTGGCTTAGCTTTTCTCCAATTCATGCAAGCCCTTTAACCGCCAAACCAAAACGGATAATTAACCCTGCATACCAGCGGCCTTTATGACCTGCTCTTTCACCAAAATTTTTAATTGCTAAACCAGCTCTATAAAAAAATCCTTTCATAAATCCCCCTCCAAAAAATAAAAATGTAGCGGAGCTTAGATTCGTAGCTAAAAAACTCCGCTTATTAATAAAATCTTTATCAATTCATAAAACCTCCTTACCTGCTGTTATGCCGGTATATAACTATTTCGAAGCCAGTCATCTAAATCTGCGGAATCAAAAAGAATTACTCCTTTAGGAGGACTAAAATGAGGGATGCTGTTTTTATTCTCATAAAGAGTAGGAACTCCCATACGGATGTATTCTGCTGCTTCATCTACTGTTAATAATTCGCCGCGAACAATTTCGCTTCGTAGATTTTTAGCACGAGCAAGTATTTCTGTCCTGACTTCTTCTTTAAGTTTCCTTTGCATAACTCCCTCCAAAATTTCTTATGCTGCTTTTGCTTCTTTCAGAAATGTTTCTGCCTGTTTACGGCTTGTAAACCAATCAATATAACAATCTGCTATAGGTGTTTCTTTGTACTGATTTTTAGGTATTTCTTTACTTTCCCTTGTTATTACAGGCGAAACTTTTACCGTGCCATTGTTATAAATCTCTGTCTGAACTCCGAAAAATGTCATATCCTACCTCCAATTTCTTTTATTAAGTTATAAGTGATATAATATATCACAAATAACTTTTTGTCAATAACAAAAAATCACAATTAATTGACTTTTTTATATTGGTATGTAATACTTCTTTTATGGCAAAAGTGAAAAAAGAAGAAACTGTCCAAATAAGCCTACGGCTCCCGGTTCGGATCTTAAATGAAATAGACGAGCTGGCCGCAAGGGAAAATCGCAATAGGAATAATATGATCGTAAACCTCATCATATTGGGTCTCCCTTCACCAGAGGATCTTCATGATCATTTCCCTCCTGGTTTCGAGAAATAGCCTTATTAATTAAATGGACAATTGAATTGTTTCTTGTTCGGTAATCTTTCTTCCCAAATCTATCTATCTTTGCAAGAAGTTCTTTTGGTATCCGAATAGAAATCTGTATGTTCTTATCTACTTTCCTCAATTTCCATACCTCCAATAAAAAAGGGAACTGCCACTCCCTTTCGGGGTGCAGGAGCGGCGGCTCCTACGGTAGCAATTCCCTTTCTTTCTCTGCCGCCGCAAAGTAAAATCCTCTGTAAAGCTGGCCGTTTTCATGAACCTGGGAGAACATGCACACCGACCAGCAGGGGAGTTTTTGGCTCCCTATAATTATATTGTCGTATCATACGACATTTGTCAATACCTTTTTTCCACTTTTTTTTACTTTTTTTGCCGAAAATGTATAATGGAAGAATTAAAAGGCTGGACATTAGAAGGTCTAGCGAAAAAACTAAAAATGTCCAAAAATTCCACACAGAAACGCATTGAACGTGAAAAAATTGAGCCATTTTTCACAGGGTCCATATATCCTCCTAATACATATGAACAAATTAAGGATGCTAAACGCGGCAGGCCCAGCAAGGAGCTTCCCAAAAGCAAAAAACCGTAATACACTTATAGGAGTATTAGATATACTTATATTGCCCTTTTTCGGGTATTTTGTCAAGAGGAAAATGCTAAAATTAGGGTATTTTTAGAGGAAAGCTACCTAATTAGGGTTTATTTATCATGTCAGAGATTATTCTTAAAATAAACTTTCACAAGTCTACATCCGCAAACTATAAAAATGTAATTAAATTATCTAAATTTTTTAAAAACTTTGTCCAAGAGGAAAATAATAACTCCATAGAAATAGACCAAGAAGAACTTATACTGCATAAAAGAAAAATCCTAAACCTAATAAATTATATCCAATCCTGGAAGAATTCAGAAATACTATACAAAGAAATTAAAATTACTCGTTCTGGAATTAATTTATTGTCCTCTATGCTTGATTGCAGTCAATCTTACGAGAATTCCTACAATAAGGATAAGCACTGTTTTATAGATAATTACCGTGAAGGCTGGCATTGTAAACATATAAAAGACATAAAACGACATTTACCAGAGCATTATTACGATTATTTTCATAGGAGAGGTCAATTTTGGTTTGATTTTGGATCATTTGATACAGATGAAAACTGGATTTTTAATAAAGAACATTTATTATCCTGTGTAATGAAAGAAGCAGAAAAGAATTATTTACAGTTTTGTCCCTATTTTAAACAACATTACATCGAAAATATTATTTCAGATTTGCCTTCAAAAATATGCCTTAAAGATAATAATGATTGGGTTATTAACGAAAAGGATGTTGATAACGGGCTCAAGGTTGAAAAGAAAAAAATAGGGATTATTCCAAAAAAAATTATGGATGAAGCTCTAGGTATAGATAATATGAAAGGTATTGGCTTTGGAGCATCTGTTAGTACAAAAAATGATGAGCCCAAAGAAAAAGAGAATGATAGCATCAGAAATATACCAGAAGTATCTTTTAATGAAATAGGTGGTCTTGATGACATACTCATGATGATAAGAGAAATCATAGAATTACCAATAAAAACCCCAGATTTATTTAAACATTTAGGTATAAAGCCACATAAGGGTATACTGCTTTTCGGTCCTTCGGGGTGCGGAAAGACATTAATTGCAAAAGCTATTGCCAATGAAATACAAGCTCATTTTATTGATATAAAAGGTCCCGAACTGTTTAACAAATATATAGGTCAATCTTTTGAAAATCTTAGAAATATTTTTGCCAAAGCTTATGAGTTACAACCTGCTATAATATTTTTTGACGAAATCGATGCTATTGCTCATTCAAGATCGGAGTCCGAAATTAACTTACATGATTCACAGTTTGTAAATCAATTACTTACATTAATGGATGGTATGGAAGATTATGGCAATGTCCGTGTAATTGCTTCAACTAACAGGCCTGAGCTACTTGATAATGCATTATTACGCCCTGGTAGATTTGATTATCATATTGAAATCAAAAAACCTACTCTGGATGGTTGTAAAGAAATTTTTAAAATAAATATCCAAGACATGCCTATTGAATCAACTTTTAATCCTGATTCTTTTGCAGAAAAATTATTTGGATTAACTGGTGCTGATATTGCTTTTATAGTCCGTGAAAGCGCTTATAATTGTATAAGAAGAAAAGTAATTTTTTCTGATATAATTGATAATAAGTACCCTGTTAATTTTAATGATTTTATTATTACTAAAGATGATTTTAACAACGCATTAAATAAATTATCTGATAGATAAATACTCTTTTTTTCGCATTTTTCTGAATTTATGCCGATAAATATATATGCTTAGGGATAACATAAAAAAAGCAATATTAAACTCAGGCATGATCGTAAAAGACATAGCAGCAAAAGCAGAAGTAAATAAACGTACTATCGACAAATGGGTTGGAGCCAGTGAAACTGAACCTAAAGTTAAAGACTTATATAAAGTTTGCAAGGTACTAGGTGTTTCAATAGAATGGGTTGTAGATGGTGAAGCCGGCTCAGAATATATTCGAAAAATTATTGGCAATGATCCTAAAGCAATTCAAGTTCCGGAAAGAATCAGCTCTCTTGTGGATGATTTACTTGTTCTCGACGAAACCCAGCTTATTGTTATTAAAGCTAGTGCTGCAGCTCTCGCAGAAAGCAAAAGGGGGCAGATCCCAAAGGCTGGATAGAAAATATTTACTATGGTGCATTTTAGAGTAAATAAAATTAACTATACATTTAAATCTTTATGAAACATTATATTTCACGACATTCTCTACTTTGAATGTATCCTCCTGTTTTGATTCGTTTCTTGCTTTTTCTATTTTATTCCTCATGTCCTGCATTGTGTTTTCTAGCAGGTGTGTATATCTTTTGGTAACCTTCAAACTGGAATGACCTAGTAATTCCTGAATGTGTTTTAACGGAACCCCTTTATCATGTAAAAAGGTCGCCAATGAATGCCTGGCACTATGAGGAACAATATCTCTTCCTCTCCGTTCAATGCCGGCACGTTCCAGCCAGTTTTCAAAGTTATGATTAATCCAAGATGGCCCGGGTATCATGCTACCTCTGTATGGTTTCTTGTAAGAAAAAACAAACTCATGCTGCCCATTCTCCAACCATAGTTTCTTAATAGCATCTTGTAGAATCGGATCAAATAGAGTTTTCCGATTCCGCTTCCCCTTGGTGGTTCCAAGCTTCCGTTTGTCTTTATTTTCGAAGCACTGCCATGCTCGCTTAACATTTATCTCCTGGTTATGCCAATCCAAATCTTCAGGCTTGAGGGCAAACACTTCTGACCTTCTAAGCCCTGCCCAAAAAATGGCAGCACATACGGCTAATTCCATAGTGGTCAAAAGAACACCTGGCATAAAAAACTTAAATATTTCATCTTCTGTAAACGCATCTCTTTCAACACTTTCATATTTTGGCTCTTTCAAGCTTCTATACGGATTAAGCCAACTTTCATTGTTACTTTCGTAATTATTAAATGCCATGCGGAAAAATTTAATTATTCCTACGAAGGTTCTAGATCCACCCATTTCCCAGCCTTGGGTAATTATTTTCCCTTCTTTATTTCTCTTTTCTCCGATTTTTTTTAGGGACATTCTGGTGGATAAATCAATAACATCCTGCTTTTCCAGTTCCGCCATTTTAAGATCAAGAATAGGATCTCCATCAATATGACATCTGTAATAACTCTCATAATTAAGTACAGAATCCTCGGAACAAGAACCATTCTCCAAAATGTTAATTCCAGTTCTCGGGCTAGTATCAATGCGTATAAATTTCTTGAGCCAGTCTCTAACAGTAATATCTTCAATCTGAACTCGCCTGGCAGAACCTTCCATTTCCTGCTTTTTTTTCAGGAAGGCTATAAGAGCCCTGCAACTGGCTTTAACCTCTGGTGTTGACTTTGGGTTTCTGTAAGCACTTAGCTCATCAGGCAGGTTCTTTATACTCCGCCGCTTCCATTCAGCGCATACACGACTGGGAAGTTCGCTGATGGTATTAAGGGTTATTTGGTAGGTGCTACCACGTTTCTTGAATGTGAAGGGTTCAGCGATTCGTGCCAT